AAAGAAAATCTAAATGTTGAACACTTCCACCTTTAATAAGAATAGACTTCCAAGTATCATCGTCGTCTTTACCTTTTTCCTTTAGAAGTTTTTTAAGATATGGATTTTTAAATGTGAATTTGCCTTTGGCTAAATCTTTTACAAAGTAGTTTGAATTGAGAGGTTCTATACTTGGAGATACTTGGCCGAGAATAAAACTCGATGATGTTGTTGGAGCAACTGCAAGTGTTGTTGTGTTTCTTCTTGTGTATTCGGTTTCTTCGTAAATCGGAGCATTCCCATAATTTTTAGCTAAAAATCTAGATGCATAATCAGCACGTTCTCTGATTCCCTTCCAAACTTGATTGTTTAACATTTTTGCTTCCATTGATTCAAAACCAATCATCTTGGATTGTAATAATGAATGCCAACCAAGAACACCAACTCCCAATGCTCTCTGATTCATAGCAAACTTTCGAGGAGCTTCCATGAATTTAATTCCTTCTGTCTTGTCTATAAATTCTGACATCACAGCATCTAGAAAATACACCAAAACTTCTGTTGCGTCATTAGCTTTCCACTCTTCCCAAGTTTCCAAATTCAATGAAGAAAGATCACACACAAAAGATTCATCTTCTTGGTTTGAAAGCATAATCTCTGAACACAGATTGGAATTGTTTATTTTTAATCCTTTGTCTTTATAAATTTGTGGTGCTTGATTATTAGCATTATCAGAAAAGAAAATGTAAGGATAACCAGATTCAAAACGCTTTTTAATAACAAGACCCCATATCCGGCGAGCTTCTTTATCACCATCTACCATCTTCTTCATCCATTCATCTGATACACAAACACCGATAGAAAGATTTTGGATCGCATGTCCTTCTCCACGGATTTTTAAAAATTCTTCAATGTCTGGATGGTCAATAGGAAGATAAGCAGCAAAAGATCCCCTGCGTACACTACCTTGAGAAACCACTTCCATTAGCTTATCATAAAGTTCCATGAAATGGACAGAGCCGGTAGATTCTCCACCAGAAGAGATCGGTGTTCCTCTTCCACGTAATGCACCAAAATAAGCAGATGTTCCTCCACCATGCTTTGTCATCAAAGCAACCTCAGATATTTTGTTCATAATATCTTCCATAGTATCACCAACATAAGAACCAAAACAAGAAATAGGAAGACCTCTTTTACGTCCAAAATTAGCCCAAATTGGACTTGATAAAGAGTAAAACCCTCTATGCATATAATCTTCAAATTTGTCAGCGAATCCTTCAATGTTTAAGTATTTTTCCGCTGTTTCCGCAATATCTCGGATTCTTTGTTCTGGTGTTTCACCCTCTAACAAATAGCCACGCTCTAAAAATTTTCGTGAATCTTTGTTAAGCCAATATATATTTTTTTCCATAAAATGAGTTTTTATACTTTAGCAAATTGAAGCTGAATAGCAATGTTAAAATTAATAAATCCTTTGAAGATTTTTTAAAATACTTAAATCATATATTACGTAATTTTTAACATTACCGTTTTTAGTTGATGTAAAAAATATACCGCCTTTGATTCCGTTTTCTGATAAAAGTATACTGGTGTTTTTTTGCTTATTTCCATAACGATCCCATTTACTTCTTTCGAGTCCTCCTTGGTCTTCCGGCCAACCAAATGATTCTCTTATATTATTATAAAGGGTCATTCCTCTATCATTTTCATTAAATCCATATCTTCCAGATCCAGCATCTATTTGTTCTTTAAATTTTTTAACAAAATCTTTAATTAATTTAGACTGTTCTTTTATTGGATAATCCAACTTTAAAAAGTCGTCTTCGGGAAGCTCAATATCAACATGATACATTTTTCCATTCATGTCAATATTATGACCTTTTCCTTGTGTTTTTGCGTAAGATTCGTCTTCACTAAAATATGCACCCCAACCATATGCGGACGCTCCAGATGAGCCTATTTTGTTTTCATCAAACCCATTAATTATTTCATGTTCGCTTCCGTGAAAAACTCTTTCTAAAATTGAATTATAAATTTTATCAAAATTCATATATTTTTTAATTTTAATTTTCTAACAATTTCTTCTTGATCTAAAGCATAAGATTTTGATAGTTCTTCGACTGTTTCATTTGGTTCAAACTCGACTAATTCATCCTGAATAGACTTGTAAATAGCCGATACTTCCTCTGGAGTTTTAATTTCTTTAAAATAAATCATCTTCTGAAAAGGATTGATTTTTCTTAGAATATTCTGTTGGACGAGAATGGAAAAAATCAGTCATGTTATTTCCCAACAATTCTTCTAAAAACCAATTTGTAGATGATAAAATTTCTTTATCGACTTCAAAAACTTTAGGAAACTTTATCTGTTCCATCGATTCGTTAATTCTGTTTTTTACAAATTCTTTTAGAATTGTAGCACTCAAACCTTCTTCTTTTATTCCATTGACCATCCAATCAATAATTTTAGCCTCGGATTCAAATGCTTCTTTTGCTTCGCTTACAATCTTTTCAACCAATTCATCGTCAAAAAGATCGGGATATTCATTACGTATTGTATTAATGATTTTAATACCAACCAGAGCGTGTATATTTTCTTCATTGCGTGTGTATTTTACTTGTTGATCTGTATCTTTAAGAACATTCTTATGTCTAGCAAACCAATTGATTACATAAAATTGTGAAAACAAAGAAACGTTTTCGACAAACAGTGTGAATAAAATTAATGCATAAAGATATTGTTTCTTACTGTCTTTATAAAAACGATGTGTATATTTTTTAAGATATTTTACACGACCTTGAATCCAGTCGAGTTTTAAATTTTTTTCAAAAACATCTTCTAATCCTAATGTAGTAATCAATCTTTCGTATGCATTGTTGTGGATAACTTCAACATTAGCCATAACAAAACCTAGATCAGTAAGAGATGGGTGAGGTAAATTCTCTCCCAACTTAGACCAAAACGTTTTAACTGCAATTTCGATTTGTCCAATAGCAGAAAGAGTTCTTATTATAATTTCTTTTTCTTGATCTGTTAAATTTACTTTAAATTGTTGAACATCAGACTTGAATGAAAATTCTTTATCAGTCCAAAAGCCATTGTGCATAGCTTCAATAAATTCATCTGTCCATGGGTAAAGGTTTGGTTTGCGCGAGATTTGTTCTTCGAATATCATGTTGTTTTGTGTTTAAATTTTTTAAGTTTTCGGTGCTTTAATATATACTTTTGAAATTCTGATTTGTAAAGTTTATTCGCAAGGGTTTTTAAAAAATAAGAAATATCAAATGGGTCACATACATTTACAATTCTTTTTTCAGTATAAAGAACCATTGATTCTGAAAAATCCGGAAATAGATAATGTACGCATTCATGGTATGCTGTTGATATTAAATCTCTTCTATAATCCAATTCAATATCAGTCCAATTACATAATCCAACTGATGCTTTCATTTTTCTGAGTTGAAAAAACTCTGGCGGTTTTCTTTTGACCAAATTAAGACACTTTTCATGAATATCCAGTACTTGTTTTTTAGTCAACCTTTTCATTCTAATACTTATTTCATAACATATTTTTTAAAAAAAATCAATATATAAATTATATTTTGTTTATTTTAAACTTTTTATATATAAACATATTATAATATTTTGTTTATTATTTTTTCTATAAATTGTTCATTTTTTAAAAGATATATAGAAAATATTTTTTTATTGCAAATATTTTTTTTAAGTATAGTATATTTTTATGTTTAAATCAAAAAACAAATTCAAAACTGATCTAAGTGGTTATTATGATATTCATGATAGTGGAAATTTATTTCCTCTTAATAAATACATTACAACATATTCTGATTATCCTCCATGCTTTTTATATTTAACTGAAGCGTTCAGATCTGATATTTTGATTTTTTTATTAGAGAATGGTAGTTTAATTTATAGTTCTTGTACTGGAAATTTAAAATCTTTGATTAAAGATACTTTTTCATTCAAAAGCGGAACTCTTATTTTTGAATATAAAGATATTTTTGTAAAATTAATGGTAAAAGATGAAGTTGATGATTCCAATTCTACAAAATTTGTATCAACTGATGGGGAAATTCTCGAATTCTCAGTCGGATCAAAAGAAGAAAAACAAAAAGAAGATTCCAAAAAAACATATGAAATGCTTATAGTTTATACTTCTAATCTTACAAATTTGCATTTGAAAGATTTTGAATCTTTTATAGTAAAACAAGAATCAACAAAAATTCATTTATATGTTAAGAATAGATACGACGAATACGTTTTTGATCCAATTGATATGAAGATACCAGATGTTATCAATATAGAATTAAATTACGGTAAAAAGTTTTTAGATATTGAAAAGCAAATCATTAATAGATTAAACAACGAAGATAATGGGTTATATATGTTTCATGGATCTCCTGGTGCTGGAAAGAGCACTTTCCTAAAATACTTAACCACCAAAGTAGATAAAGACTTTATCTATATCCCTGCTAATATGATAGAAACATTTATTAATGATCCAACTACTTTTTCTAGCTTATTAAAGAAGAAAAATTCAATATTGATTTTAGAAGATGCAGAAAAAGCAATAGTTAAGAGGATGGGTGATACTTACGATTCGTCTGCCGTAACATCTCTTTTAAATCTATCTGATGGTATTTTAGGAGATGTTTTAAGATGTCCGTTGATAATTACGTATAATTGCGCAAAACAAGATATCGATGACGCATTACGCAGAAAGGGTAGACTACAAGTTGACTATGAATTTGGTCCTCTAGATATAGAAGACGCTAAAAAGTTAGCAAGTCATCTTGGTTTTTCCGAACAAGAAATAGAAGAAAATATTACTAAAAACATGGTTATTGCAGATATCTATAATCTAACAAAAAAAACTGAAATGAATCAAATTAAAAAAGAAGAAAAGAGAATAGGATTTGGAATATAATGGATTTTAAAACATTAGTGGAGTTAGAACATAGTTTTTCAGATATTCTTTTTTTGGAAAAAAATCATAAGTACACGATAAATGGAGAACCAGCAAAAATGTCTGTTTCTCAATTAATTAAAGATTATGAAAAACCTTTTGATTCAGAAAAAGCAGCATCTTTTGTATCTCAAAGAGATGGGTTTACCGTAGAAGAAGTTTTAAATCAATGGGAATTTGCAAAAGATTATTCGTGTCACAAAGGATCAGAATTTCATAAATATGTAGAAAATTTCTTTAACAGAAAACAAATTAGCTTAGATCGAGATTCAATAAATCTTTTTTTTAATAAAAGAAAAGAATTTAAATCTGATAATTCGATAGAGAATTACTATAAGGAAGTCGCAAAATTAATTAGAAATTTTAAAAATTTCTATGATTGGTGGAAACGAGAACATATTTTAATAAAATCAGAATTTGTAATTGGTGATAAACAATCTGGTATATGTGGTACGATTGATAATCTTTCTTATAATTTTAAAACTAAAGAACTAGTTATTTTTGATTATAAAACAAACAAAGAAATTAAAAAGAAAAATCAATACAAAGAAAAATTTTTAAAATGTTTAAATCATTTAGATAAATGTGAATTTATAAAATATAGTTTACAGTTATCCTTATATTCTACAATTATAGAAAAAATAACATCATTTAACGTTCCTAAATCATATATAGTTTGGGTTAACGGCGAAATCGATTACGATTTAATTGAATGTGTTGATTTAAAAAAAGAATCAATTTTGATGTTAAAAAATATTAAATAACATAAAAAAATATAGAAATGTAATAAATCTAGTGTAAATATTCATACAATAATAAAATATTATGGACCCAATAACAAAAGCATATATGTCAATACTAAACGAAAGCGTACCAAGCAGTGAGGTTAAAACCGATCTAAAAGTTGGTTCTGCTTTTGGAGATAAGGATAACGAAAAAAACGTAACTTCTTTCATTAAAGGTTCTGGACCAGATGAAGTTGAAGGAGTGGAAAATCCAGAAGAAGCTCCAGATGAATTAACTTCCGATGTTGATTCTTCAATCAAAAAACTTTCTGGAGTTAAAGAAGCAAAAAATCCATTTGATGTTTTATTCAATAAAATTGTTTCGGAAGAAACTTTTAATTTTTCTACTGAAAAAAATAACGAAATTGAACCATTAAATGCTTTTGATGATTCTTCATTAGATGAAGAAGGCGAAAATGAAGACGAGTCTGATGTTGATGAGTTTATGGATTCTGAAGATGAATCTGATTCTTCTGAAGAAGTAACTTTAACCTTAGATAAAGATTTAGCTGAAAAATTAATCGAAATTCTTCAAGCCGCTGTCGGAAGCGAAGAAGAAAACGAAGAAGAAGGTGAAGAAGGTGAAGAAGGTGAAGAAGGTGAAGAAGAAAACGAAGAAGAAGGCGAAGAAGAAGATGAAGAAAAGACATTTCCAGAATCATTCGCATTAGATGACGCCGAAGATTTAAATCTTAAGAGTGGTCTTGAATTAACAAATCCAAAAAATATTAAAGTTAATGGATCTTCTACATCACCTAAAAAAAAGAAAGCATCTCTTCCAAATACTGGAAAGGGTTCTACTAAACCAACTCCACATAACACAAAACCAGCAGTTTCTGAATTAACAAAAAAGAAACAAGAAGTTAAAGGTAGTGATGTTAAAAAGGGAGATTATTTTAAGTAAGATACAAAAAATATAAATAAAAAACCCCGCTTCTCGCGGGGTTTTTTTGTAAATATATAAAATGACTTTTTTAGAATTTTTCAATACTAAATATTCTTTTTCTTTATCTAAAGGAGAAAAGAATTCATCATCATCAGGTACTGGAAGTTTATCAAATTCTGGAATAAGCCATAGACACAATAAACCATTACCTGGAGTAAATCAAATTACTTCATATGATAGTAAACATAAAGAAATGGTTCCTAGATATTTAACGAAAAATATATCTCCACTTTCAAAGTGTATAAAAACTAAACAAGATCAGCAAATAAGTTATTCTGAAGCACTAGAATATTTTAATGGTGATAAGAGAGCATTACCAACGTTACAGGAAAGAGAAAAAGCTATTAAAGGTTTTGGGGTATGTTTAGTTTTAAATCCCGACAATAAAACATATAAATTAAAATATAAAGGGAATTAAAATGGAAAAGTTAAGATTTTTAGATAAAAGTAGAAATTTACAAGAAAGAAAAAATTTCTCAAATTGGTGGAAAGAACAAATACAAATATTCGGACAAGAAATAACTTATTATACTAATAATTCCGAATTAAGTTCCATGACATCATTATACGGCGAAGATGTAATATCTGGATATTCGGAAGGTCAGAAATTAATAGTACAATTAAATTTAAATAATGATGCTTATCTATTATCTAAATTTGGAATTCTTGCTGATAGTGATATGAGTGGGGTTATACATCCCGATTTATTTACTCAAATCTTTGGATTATCATCTGAACCAAAAATGGGAGATTTAATGGAATTATCAGAATTTGGGTCTGATCGACTTAACTATCCAAGAAGAGGACCGACTATTTATGAATTAACAGAAGTAGTTGATGAATTTCAACTTAATGCTATAGGTGGACATTACGTTTGGTTCTTTAAGGCTAAGAGATACGACTTCTCACATGAGGAGAATTCTCCAGGACCAGGAACTGGAAATACCCCTAATGATGATAATGATTTAGCAGAAGAATTATCAAAACAAAACTTCAATTATGAAGAAGAATCATGTAGTAATACTTCTGTATATGGAGATTATTGATCTTTAACTTTCTCAAAAGAATCATCAAAATAAAAATTAATATTATATTCTTGCTCTAAAATTTTTCTTAGATACATATCTTGAGTATCTTCTATATATTTATTAATAGCTATAGGTTTTAATTTTGTTTTTAATGCAATTTTTTTCTGGTCAGCTTTTTCCGCTATAAAATTTACAGCCTCATATAAAGCCATCCATCTAGCCCAAACTGATGATTCCTCATGAATTACTTTCCAACATTTTTTGTGTTGTTTATTTTTTTTCATATTTTGTTATTGTCTAAATCTTCTTTGTCTATTAAAGATACCCCATTAGATGAAACTGGAAGTGATATCATTTCTGTTTGTCTAGCTACTACAAATTGAATTCTAACTGAATTTTTCTTTTCACATTTTGAGCATGTAAATTCTGAAGTCTCTGATTCGTCAGGTAGAAAAGTCATAACATTAGTATGATTACAGTAAGCGCAATTTAAAATAGTAGATAGAGGTTCTAAAATATCCAATTCTTTTTGAGTGGTTTTTTCTTTTAAATAGGAATTTATAATATTTCCAATAAATGAAAATAAAATATATTGAATAGTAAAAGCTAGTATAAAACTTGATGTAAAATTACCTCCTAAATTTTTAATCGCATATGCAATTAATAAAGATATGGAAATAACAATTAATGTGGATTTAATTAATTTTTTAAATGTTTCTTTCATATAGTTTTTATATGATACGATAAAATATATGAAAATGTCAATCTTTATTTGGTATTTTAATTTTTACTTGCTGTCTTTTAAATAAAGTTGGGTTGTTATCCAGAGCAGCATTAATCTTTATTTCTGGTTTTTTTTCTACACTAAGATCAGAAATTTCATCTATTTTTAACGCTACCTTTTTTATAGCATTTAAAATTTTTCTAGAAAATTTAAATATATGTCTGAACTCATTCTTTTGATTTATATCTAAAGCTTGATTATTTTTATATGCGTTTCTTATTTTTTCCGTTGAAGAAAGTATGGATACAAATCCATTGGCTAAATCATCATTAATAGTTTGTAATTCCCAAGGAAAAGATGGAGGATTTTCAGGTTGTGGGGTTTCTAATTCGGACGCTCCCAAGTTTTGATAATCATTGTGGTATCCATCTTTAGAGGATGCTGGAGCAAAATCTTTTCTAGGTGCGGAATTCGTAGCACCATATTGTTTATTAATATTAGTATCGTATATTTCGCTTACTAATTTATTAAACTTCATTATTTTACAATACCTACTTTAGATAGGTTTCCACATCTACTGCAAATCCATCTACACTCGTTTATAGTTTCTTTTGTTTTAAAGTCTGTTTTCTTTGTAACTTTACCTTGGATATGCGCTCCGCAAAAGTCACACCCGATAGGTTTATTCTCTAAAACTTGATATTGATAACTTTTCATAATAATACTTACTTACTTATTTCCCGGTTTCCACAATTCTTTATTTAAATCTTTATTGTTTTCTTCTTGTTTATGAGGTGTATGAACAATTAGTTCTTTAAATTTATGAGTTATGAATCTACATAATTCGGATCTTACAATATCAGCTTCTGTTAATTCCATACAGAAAATACCGTTTTCTTTAGATTCTTCATTGTTAAATAAATCGTAAACTTTACTGAACCCCGACTTACCTTGAGGTAGATCACTTTGTTCTGGATCTCCACATAAAAATACCTTTGAAAATTCACCAATTCTACTCATAATAGTTTGTAATTCTCTAGTTGAAAAATTTTGAACTTCGTCTGCGCATACAAACTTTGCAGAAAAATGTAATCCTCTTGCGAAATTTATAGGACATATAGTAAGTCTATTATCTTTTTGTAGTTTATCTATATTAGGCTTACTTAATAGTTCTGAGAATTTATCATGAAAAGGAGTTAAATATACATTAAACTTTTCCATAATATCACCCGGTAAAAATCCCAGCTTTGAATCTGATGACTCTACTGCGGATCTAACTAAAACTAAATCCGATACTCTTCTTTTGTTCAAAAGAGTCAATCCACAATACATAGATAGTATAGTTTTTGAAGTTCCTGCCGGACCTTTTAATAAAAGAACCTTTGTTTTCTTATCTAAGAAAGTAGATATTATTTCTTTTTGTTTATTAGTCCAAGGTAATTCTTTTATTTGTAATTCGTAATTTATTTTTTCCTTTTGGAAAACATATGGAGAATTGTCTTGTGATTGTGGATCTTTTAAGTTATTTAGTTCTTGAGAACTAACCGATTTTTGACGACGGTCTTTTTTTTGTTTCATTAAGAAATTTATGCTTTTGGCATTGACGAATATGCAGTATCAGAAGCTTTTGGGGTATTAGGGGTATTTTGAGTTGATGTTTCTTGTGTATTATTTTGTTGATTTGTTTTATTTAAATCATTTTGTTGGTCTTGTTTTTTAAACCCAAATTTTTCTAAAACTTTATATGCATCATCAATATTTTTTACTCCGAATGGGGTAAAAGCTACAATTAATGCTTTTTCAAACTCTTCTGGAGTTTGCTTGACTTGTCCTTGAATTAAATTTGTAACTGTTTGCATTACTTTTGATGCATTATCTAATTGCGGATTTTTAGGTATACTTGTTTTAGCTGCTTCAGGATTAAAATTTATATTTTGTTCCTTTATATAATTTTGTATAGTATTACTAAATTTATTCATAATTTTATTATTATATTTTTATTTTTTTTTACAAGAAAAAATTACCAATCTTTACAAGCTTGATATTTTGGGGTTCCTGGTTTAGCTGAAGAACATTTATGTCTAGCTCTGAATGATTTTTTTCTTTTAGTATTCCCAGATTTTCCAGTAACTCTAACACCAGCTTGACCCCAATGTATTCTTTTATATCCTTTTCCTTTTGGATTTTTAACACATTTCATCCATTTCTTTCCTTTTGCTGTTGATGATGCTTTTTTAGTCGGACCGGTACATTTTGCTTCTTCTAATAAAGAAGATACTAACAAATCAAAATTGTGTGTATTCATTTACAATATATTTACTCTAAAAATAAAAGTTTTAAACAATTTATAAAAAATGGTTATTTTAAAAGATAAATATTATAAATATAACATTATGTCAACAAGAACTATTGCATCACCAGGAGTACAAATAACAGAACAAGATCTTACTTTGACCACAAGACCGATAGGAGCAACCGACGTTTTAATAACCGGATTTGCACCTCAAGGACCAACGGAAGATTTAGTTAATATATCTGATATTTCCGAATTTGAACAAATATATGGAGTTCCTACAAATTCATCAGAAAGATATTTGTATCATTCCGTAAAACAAATTCTAAATACTTCTCCAGCTAATTTGCAAGTTTCTAGATTACCTTATGGATCGGATTTGGGTGTTGGATATGCTAATCAATATAGCGCTTTGATATACCCAGTTTCAGCATATGTAGAATCGTTAAGCACAATTCCTAATACTTTTATTTATTCTTCATCATCTCTTGTTGTTGGATTTAGTTTGTCTGATATATTAGCTGAAGTTACAAATTTAGGATATTTTTCAGTTTATTCTTCAATTAATACTTTAACTTCTAATCAATTATCTAACAATTTAATAAAATCATTATCTGCTTATACAGTTTTAAATGATAATGGAGTAACAACATATTATTTCCCATTATCGGTTTACACTCAAGCTACAACTGTAGTAAGAACTTCTGCTTCTACTTTAACCGAAGCAAATAGGTATGAATTACAAAGTCCTATATCAGTATTGATTGATGATGCTACTTACAGTAAAATTATAGCTAATGATATCTCTTGGAGAGATAGTTATACGTATGCTAATAATATAACAGCTGTTAATAACATTAACACAATATCAGATTTTTATAAAGCAGGATTGATAGTAATAAATGACGCTAAAAGAAGTATAAATGATTTATATGAAGGTTACTATTTAGGTATAACTGACAATTTAAACATAAACCCTTCTACAGATTTTGATTCCGTATCTGCTATTTATACTACGCAATCAAAAACAGTAGCTTCTGGAAAATTAACAAAACAAGATTTTTATAAGATTCCGACTTCAAGATTCAACTTCCCATTAACACAAAAATATACAGAATTTGGTGGTAATAGTATTTCTGAAAAATTAGAATCATTACCAACGGAATTTGATTTCAAGAGCGATACATTTGATGATAGCTTAGTATTTGGATTATTTAAACTAAAAACAACAATATTTAATCAAGACACTATAACATTAGATTATAATTTAGTAGAAGGTTATGTCGGATCAGTTTACTCTAAGAGAACGCAAAATAACCCTACATTCGGAACTCCTAATACTTTCTTTATTGATACTATAGTAAATAATAAATCAAATAACATTAAAGTTATCACTAATCCTTATATTGCTAATTCTGGAATATGGACAGCCGAGGATGGAAAACCAGCCAAAAAAATTAGAATTTCTAATAATTTGAAGGCGATGTATCCTACCAGTGTTTATTTACAACAAAATAATAATACATCCAAAGACTTAGGAAATGTTCCTCTTAAATTACAAAGAATTTTAAATCAAATTCAAAATAACGAAAACATAAATGTTGACGTTGTAGTTGAAGGTGGGTTAGGAACTATTTGGGCTGGTGCTAAATATAAGAGAGAAAAAGATGCTAATAATTCTGAATATATATTCGACGAAAATTATTATGTAGATATTTCAGAGTTAAAAAATACATCTGGAGAGATCGTAGCAGGAATAAATTCAGATTATTCTGCTATAGCTAATAAATTTGTAACGTTTGCAACAGATAGAAAAGATCATTTATTTATAGCCGATCCGTTAAGATATATTTTCGTCCAAGGTAGAAATTACAAAACAATAAAAGATAAAAATTACGTATTTTCTAATGATATATATTGGGGATTGAAAAATCAATTTGCTGCTTATCAATGTAGCTATATGGCATCATATGGAAACTGGTTGAAAGTTACTGATGACTTCACAACTCAAGATGTTTGGGTTCCACCGTCAGGATTTATAGCATCTATAATCGCAACCTCTTCACAAATATTATTTCCTTGGGCTGCTCCCGCAGGATTAAACCGTGGAACATTAATAAATGTTTTAGATATTGGTGTTGATGCGACACAGAAACAATCTGATTTATTATATAAGATAAATATAAATCCAATATCATTCTTTGGTGTTGATGGTTTTGCAGTATTTGGACAAAAAACATTATATCGTAAACCTTCCGCATTTGATAGAATTAACGTTAGAAGATTGTTCTTAACTTTAGAAAAACAAACAAAAGAATTATTAAAATACTATGTATTCGAACCAAATACATTTACAACTAGACAAAGATTAGTCGGAGCTTTATTACCTATTTTTGATAAAGCCAAATTGAATGATGGTTTATATGAGTATGAAATAGTTTGCGATGAAAGAAATAACACCCCAGATGTTATCGATAATAATGAACTTAAAGTGTCAATATATATCAAACCAGTTAGAACAGCTGAGTTTATATTGGCAGATTTTATCGGAACAAGAACTGGTGTTACTTTTTCTGAAATAATTGGATAATTGTAGATAAATTTAGATAAGTATATAATATATGGCTGGATTACTCGAAACAACTGGAATAGAAAACTTCTATAACGCAGCAACTATAAATGATTTTGCTAGACAAAATTTATTTAGAGTTGTTGCTTTGGGAGGTTCTAGATTTAACATAAACGAATTAATGTATGCTACGGCTACAACTCTACCTGGTAGAGCTATTAATAATATTCAAGTTCCGTTTATGGGATTACAATTTAACGTTCCCGGAACAGCACAATATCCTAATTCAAATGGTTGGAATATAACTTTTAGAATTCCTCAAAATTTTTCAATAAGAAGAAAATTTGAAGATTGGACAAAATCTGTATTTGATGATGCTACAAGTACTGGGTCATATAACATTCCAAGTAAAGATTCAAGCAATCAAGTAATATTAACTCTAATAGATAAAAAAGGTAATCCATTAAGAACATATACTCTTTTTGGAGCATATTGTGTAAATACAGGAGATATGACTTTAGATGTCACTACCGCTGGAGATATAATTACTCAACAAGCAACTATAGCTTATCAATATTGGAGATTAGGTTCATCTTAAACAAATTAATTTTTCTAAAATAATATGTTAGAAAGATATAAAAGTCCTTATTCATATTATTTAGATTTACTGGGAGAATGGCCTACTGGATTAGCATTAGCTAGTCAATGGTTTATATCTTTTAATTTAGATCCATTAAAAAGAAATAAATTCTTTTCCAATTTTACTCCAAAATTAAACGAATTAGAAAATCAAAGTAGTTGGAATTTAAGTAGTGATGGCTCTTTATATTTAACTAGTAATAGATTGCATCATTCTGAAACTAGTCTAACGGGTTGTGTTTTTGCAAAACAAGTCGTTTTACCTAAAGAAACGATATCGGCATCGCATGATGGTTTATCTTATGGTGGATATCAAGCTCCTACTACTGCATCAGCTAGATCTCAGCCAGATAATTTAAGCATTACTATGTTAGAAACAAATGCTTCTTTTTTAGATTTAGTTATTAGACCTTGGATAATTTCTGTAGGATATTACGGATTAATGGCTAGAGAAAAAAACTCACCAAAAAGAGTTAAATTAGATAATGTTGATATTGTAATGTTAGCTAAAGCTGGACAATATAATAAAATGCAAATAAGAAAAGTTTATAGATTTTTTAATGTTGCTCCTATTTCTATTGAAGGCGAGACATATTCATATGCAGAGGATGGAATGAAATATAGTAACGTTTCTTTCTGTTATGATAACTATAGTATATCAGATTCAAATACTAGATTTATGTTAAATCTTAAATAATTAGTTAATGATATATTTTGATCATATACTATATCTTCCTTATAGTAATATAAATTTAAAATTTAAAGAAATTACTACGGAACAACAAATATATTTATCTAAAGTTAATTTAACGTTACAAACTTCTCATTCTGATTTGTATGAATTTTATCTATCAACGTTAGATGTAATATCTAATTGTGTTAAAAATTATGAAGATTTTAAAACTATAGATATTATTGAATATGTTTTATTTATGACAAAATTAAGATGTATTAGTAATGGTAATATTTTAGAATTGACTATAAATCAGGATGATGAGAATTTTTCTAAGAAAAAAATAATTTTAAATCTAAATAATTTTATAAAGAAATTATTGGATTTTAATGAATATATTTTTAGCACTAAAAATAATATAATAGAAGAAAAAAACTTTAAAGTTTTTTTAAAATGGCCATCTATAAGTTCTATAGAATTATTTTTTAATGCTTTAAATAAAAGTAATTTAAATTATAATTTTATAAATGAAATAATGTATGAATTTATAGATTTTATAGAAATAAATAATAATAAAATTTCATTTAAAAATTTTTCAATAGAAGAAAAAAAAGAAGTTTTAAACTCATTAACATCTAGAGTTGTAAATAAAATAGAAAATAAAATTTTAGAAATATCAAACTTATTAATAGATCAAGATTTTTTATCTATAGATTTTTTTAAAGATTATAAATTTAATTTTTACAATTTAAATTTTATAATGTTTATTAAAATATTTTTCTCATTTGATATAAAATCTATATATAAAGAAATATACACATTATCCGGAAGTGGAATGGATGCGTCTTATATATTAAATATGTCTCCAAACGAAAGAAAAATATATTTTTCTATAATAAGTGAAAATAATAAATCTAATAATTCTGAAGAATCACAAGTTGGTAACAATAAGTCATTAGAAGATTTAGCGATTGAATTCAACGAAATGTCAAATAAATAATAAAAATGAACGATAATATAATTAATTTTAATGAAGCATTAAATCTAGTAAATTCTGTATCTGAAAGTTTTACTGTTGATGTTTGGATACCATCAAAACAAAAAACAATAAAATTTAAAGAAATGGATGCAAAGCAACAAAAAAAATTATTGGGAGTTGCTATAGATAATTCTGTATATAATACGGGATTTACTAATTCGTTTTATGAAATTTTAAAAAATAATATAATAGACGACGTAGAAGAAAATTTTATAGACAATCTTTATATATTAGATAAAGCGTCTATAGCCATAACATTAAGAAGACAAATATCTGAAACTTTAAATATTGTATTTGATTCTAAAAATAAAATAAATAAATCTTTTGATTTGAATGAAATTTTAGAAAAGTTTAAAATATGCAATATTCCAAAAGATGAAATAGTAGAAGTTAAAAATGAAAAAAATAGTATAAAAATATTATTAAAATATCCTACTATAAAAACTGAATTAGAATTTGATAAAGAATTTACTAAAAATAATAAAAAAGCAGACCAAGTTAAAACTCAAGAGGATGTTCAAGATATTATTACTGAAGCATTTATTTCAGAAACCACAAAATATATAAATGAAATTTGGATTTGTGATAAGGAAATATCTTTTATGGCTTTGATTCCAAAACAAAAGGTTCAAATAATAGAAAAATTACCTAGTAATATAATGCAAAAAATATTAGAAAATGTTTCTAAATGGAAAACATTATCGGATGATATATTAAAGGTTGAGTTTGAAGACTATTCAAAAATAATAAACATTGACAGCTTATTGTTTTTGAATTGATAATCAAAAAAGATTAAGACATATAAGTATATAATATATGTCTGATATTTTAGAAGTTTTATCTAAATTAGAATTTAACGGAACGGTAGATGCAAAATCATTTATTAATCAAATCTTTTTTGGGCAAGATGAAACTTATTTAAATGATTTAAGAAAAACGTTTAAATCTAAATTCTTAAATAAATTTGAAAAGGAATTAAGATCTTTAGAAACAGAAGATATTAAAAGAATTTTTGATCCTTTAGGATTATCAAAAACAGTTAGAAACGTAGATGAATTAAAAAAAGATTTACAAGATTATAAATCAAAACTAAAACAATCTTTAAAAAAAGCAAATAAAGATATAGATGATTTAAGCAACCTATCTTCAATCTCTAATCTTAGAGAAACTTCAACAGTTAAAAACGATGAAAATACTTCTAATATTAAAGAAAGTTCTACAACTAAAAAGGATGAAAATTTAAGTGAGCAGAAAACTTTAGGTGAAAAAACAACTACTATAAAATTTTCAGAAGAAACGTCTTCATATGTAGACGGATTATTTGATACATATTTAAATAAAGTAGTAGAAAAAAATAATAAAGCAGAAGAGATTTCTAAAGATAATAATATTATTTTAGATAAAAGAACGGGTAGTGGTTTTTTTGATGGTCTTCTTGGTACTCTAACTACTATATTATTAGGTGGTGTTGGAGCTACTTTATTAGCTGCTAATTGGAGTGATAATGTAAAACCTTGGTTAGAAGATTTTTTTGGGACTAAACTTGATTTTTTAGATAAATTTATGGGTATAGTAGAAGGAATAGGTAAATTTTTTACTACTAGTGGATTGAGTCTTTTTGGTATTGTTTCTAAAACTTTTGGTAACTTCTTAGAAACATCATTAAGTATATTTTTTAAAGGTGGAGTTGGTGCAGTAATAGGAAGCGGGGCTGAAGCAGCTTCAAAAGTAGGAATTAAAACATTACTACCTAGTATAGCTGGAAATTTATTTAGAGGTTTAGGATTAGTAGCATTAAAAGCTGCTCCGGGAATAGGCGCACTAATTAGTTTTTATTTTGCTTATGATAGATATACAAAAGGAGATTATATAGGATCTTTAATAGACGTAGTTGGTGGTATAGGCAGCCTTTTACAGTTTAGTCCTCTAGCACCTTTAGGAATAGGACTTTCTATTGGTGCGGCAGTATTAAATGGTTTTTTAGATTATAAAGCAGAAGGTAAAACACCAGAAGAACAACAAAAAAGTAAATTAAATATATTAAAAAATATAGGACCAGCAATTTATAACTTTATAAAAGAAATACCTTTAATTGGTTCTATAGTTAAAGGAGCAGAAGCGTATGTTAAATTTTCTTATGCTATGATGTCAGGTGGTAATGCGGGAGATGTTATAAGCTCATTAAAAGCTATGGAAGGAACTCCGTTTTCCATTTTATCTTCATTTTTATTACCTTTTTATGAACAAGGAGTATCTACAGATTCTCGCGGAAATAAAAAAATAACATTCGGTAATTTATATAAAGCATTAGGTAAGAAAATAATTTCTGGTATGCCTGATTGGTTAAAATCTATTGTTGCTCCTTTCTTTGGAATAGATTCTGCTGTAGAAGAAATACCAGCTATAGAATCTAGCAAAGATTTAAAAAATAAAATTTTTGAGAATAAACATTTAATGCGCAAAAAAACAGAACAATTAAATTCTGGTGGCGTACTCGATTCGGATAGAATGCAAGCCGAAAAAGATTTAGAATTTTTAAATAAAAGACAAAAAGAACTAGAAAAACTTCAAGATACCTATGCACAAGAAAGCGGAGAAAAAGCAACAAAAAGAGGTCAGGAGAGAGTACAAGCTGAATTGGACCGCGCTAAAAAATTAGATGAAGATTTTAAAAATCGCCCAAAAGAACCAACTCCTAGAATTATTCCGAAATACGATGAAAGCGGGAAAATAAATCCACGAGGCGGACAACTCGAATGGCCAGAAGAAAAGGTTGATGATAATGAAGAAAGAGGAGAAGTTAAAATTTTTAATGGTAAAACTGTAAAATCTACAAATCCAGAAGATGTAACTTTTAGTGCTAAACCAAATGGATTTTTAGATAAAGGATTAAAAAATCTTTTTGATGTCATGTCTAGCGTTGACAGTAAATTATCTGTTTTAATAAAAAATCAAAATAATCAATCTTCTGTTGTTGTAAATAATTCCACAGTAACTCAATCTGGGAATTCAAACAAAGAATATTTAATGTCTCCAGTAAGAGATAGTAATTGGATAAATAGAATGAATTATTATTCATCGGCAAACCAACTAAAAGTAGTATAATATGAATGGAATAGCATCTAATAAATTTGCGGGAACTTTTTCTAAAAGTATTAAGTTCGGAAAACTTAATATATCAGGTTCTTATATCAAACTGAGTTCAAAATCTTCAGTTATAGATATTTTAAATAATTTTAAATGGAAAAATTGGGGTAAGGCAGAAGAAGTTCCAGCTATATATGCTCAAGAAAGAGAACTCTCATATAGCGTTTTTACGAATTCAATTTTAACTTTATTAGAGCAAGGTAAAAATTTATTTTCGAATGAAGGATTGGATATATATTCTCAATTATACAAATCTGAACCAACCGGATTTAATTATGTATTTCCTTATTTAGTATCCAATGGAAATACTATAAGGCAAGTACAAAATCAATGGAGTTCAGTTCAAAGTGGAGTAAATGAAGCTATTAATAATTTAGTGTCTTCCGGTAATAAAAAAGACAGTTCTAATAATAATGATGGTGGATTAATTTCTTCTTTAGTTGGAATTGGAATAAATACTGGAATGGGATATTTAAGTCCCGGTTGGGGTTTAGAAGAATTATTTAAATTCGATAATACTGCAAGACAAACATTACCTATTACTTTTCCGTTATATAATACTGGTGATATAGAAGATATATATACAAATTTAAGTTTTATAAATGTTTTTACATATCAAAATTTAAAAAATAGAACTTCTATTATGACGTATATACCTCCAAAAATTTATACGGTTGATGCTAAAGCAATAGGTGGTATATATATGCCAGTTGCTTATGTTTCAGATTTAAAAGTTGAAAGTATAGGAACAACAAGAAGAGTTTCCGAACTTAAAAAATATGGAATAGATAACGCTTTGATTCCAGAAGCATACAAAGTAACAATATCTTTTACTGAATTACTACCACAAAGCGCAAATATTTTTTTAGGGGCTATGGGTGGAGATAAAATAAAAGTAACTTCAAACTCTGGTTCCAGTTCTGTTAGAGGAGAAGCTAAAGATAAAAATTCTACTGCACCACAAACCGATAATTCAGCAGCACAACAAGCTTTCGATGAATCCGATCGACGAAGGGTTCCGATACAAGGCGATGTGTCCGGAACATTACCTCCAAGAAATTATAATCCAAACGCACCCACGCAAACTGAACCTATCCAAATAGAATAAATGAGTAATAAAATAGAAAATCCAAATATAAAAAATATGTCTATATATAGATATGAAAGATTTTTCAATTTATATGAAGACGATAATAAATTTAAATTTTATAATCTTTTAAAAAATATAAATATAATTCCTGCTAATGATACATCTATAGAAGAAGAATATATAGTTAAACCAAAAGATACATGGTTATATATATCTTATAAATATTATAATACAATTGATTTGTGGTGGATAGTTTGCGAATATAATAATATTAAAGATGCGACTAAAATACCAAATCCGGGTACTAAGTTGAAACTTTTAAAATCTGAATATATATGGTTTATAATTAATGAATTAAATAGACAATTTAATAATTAATTTCAAATTCATTTATAAATTTTTCATAATCAAAATAAAATCTAACGAAAATTTTTCTTCCGTTTTTTCTTTTTAATAAACTATAAGTGTAACAATATATTTTATTTTTATATTTAAAAACTAAACATTTAGACATTAAATCTGAAAAAAAATTAATTTCAAAATCTATTTCCGGTCTTTTGAAGAAAAATTTATCTATTTGTTCTGCGGTTAACGCGTTGAATTCATTATTACTTTGTATGATTTTAAAAATGTTTTGTATTTTATTCCAAATACTTTTTTTATTTATAATATCAGTTTTATATATTAACCAAGTTGATGCATATTTATATATCGAATCTCCGTTTTTAATTTTTTTAAATTCTTGAGAATCATTTATTTTTTTCATTTTACTACTAAATATTTATATCATGGGAAGAAAGAAAAAAGAAGAAAATAATAGAATTGATTTTTCAAAAATAGATGAGAAGGATATTGTAGTTGATGCTTCTTATTATAAAGGAAATGAAAATTTATTAAAAAATGAAGCACAAATTAAATGGACTCCAGAGTTAATAGAGGAGTTTGAAAAATGCGCAAAAAATATATTACATTTTGCTGAGAATTATTTCTTTATAAATACAATAGATGATGGAAAGAAAAAAATAGAGCTATATAAATATCAAAAAAAATTATTAAGAGCGTTTAGAGATAATAGGTTTAATATTATCCTTTCGAGTAGACAATCTGGAAAAACTACAACGATAACTATTTATGCTTTATGGATGGTTTGTTTTCAAGCCGATAAGAGAATAACTATTGTAGCTAACAAAGAATCAACCGCAAAAGAAATATTTTCAAGAATAAGAATGTCGTTTGAAGAACTCCCAGTATGGATGAAGCCTAGTGTTAAGTCTTGGAGAAAAGACGGGTTTCAACTTGGAAATGATTCAGAAATAAAAGTCAGTACTTCTTCTTCTTCTGGTCCTAGAGGAAGTACATCAAATCTTTTAATTATTGATGAGATGGCACATTGTCCAAATGAAGTCATGCAAGAACTTTGGAAATCTGCTATCCCAATTATTTCATCATCTAAAAAATCACAAATTGTAGTTATATCGACTCCAAATGGAACTGACAATAAATTCTATGAATTATATAAAGAATCTCAAAAAGAAAAAAGTTCTTGGCATTTAGAAACTGTTAATTGGTATGATGTTCCCGGTAGAGATGAAGAATGGAAAAAGGAAACTTTAAGTCTATTGAATAATAACATGGATGATTTTGAACAAGAATATTGTAATAAATTCCATGAACCGGGTAAAACTGCTATAGATGCTGATCTTTTAAAATCATTACAATCGCAATGTCGAGATCCTATATACGTAATGGATGATGGATATTATAAGATATATTCTACTCCATCTCCAGATGGTGTGTATGTAGTTGGAGTGGATGTTGGAGAAGGAATAGGAAGAAGTAATACAGTTGCTCAAATATTAAACATACAGGATTTAACTAAAATAGAACAAGTTGCAGTATTCGCATCTAACTCAATAAGTCCTTATCATTTTGGAACTAGATTAATGGGTATTTTAGAAGATTGGGGTAGACCACCTGTATTGGTTGAGAATAATAATAATGGACAACAAGTATTGGATGTATTACATCATACTCACAATTATGAATCTATCGTTTCATACGATATACAAGGTAGTAAATTTTACAATAAAGAAAATAGATTAGGTATTTATAATCATACTAATACAAAATATAAAGGAGTTGTAAATTTTAGATATTGGTCGAATAGTTTAAATGCAGTAAATTATAATGATTTAGATACCTTATTAGAACTTGAAACGTTTGTTAAACTTCCGAATTTTACTTTTAGTAAAAGAAAAGATACTGATAGAGACGATAGAGTAATGTCAATGATTTGGGCTTTATTTATATTAGATCCTTCTGTTGCTGAAAAATATTATATAATTGGAGATGTCGATGATCAAGGTAGACCTTTAAAAATTACACCATTAACTGATAATTCAGAATTAATTAAAAAAAGTCCATTATTTGAAGGTAAAACAACTTCTTTTAAAAAAACTAATACTCAAGTTAACACTAATTATTCCCACGTTGGAAAATTTAATCCTGAAGCACCAACTACAGAAGATTCTAACGAATTAATGTCTTGGTTATTAAAATGGGGAGATAAACATAAGCAAACAGACATAAAACCAAGTGAAGAAAAAGTAAATATAAGTGAAACTTTTTATCCTATTGTTTTTTAATTATGTATCAATCATCATTGAATAGATCCAGAAATGATAAATATCTATTAATTATAGATATACCAAAAGCATTAAAAAATAAATATGATAATGATTTTAAAGGTAAATTTTTAGTAGATCCTTTACAGATAACAATATATGGTTCTCCAGTTCCAGACGTAAAAATTCCAGATCTTGATATACCATATGGTGGACAAGTATATAAAGCATCTAGTTTAAGTAGACCAGCATATAACCCATTAACTGTAAAATTTTTAATTGATAATTCTTATTATAACTACTGGTTAATTTGGAATTGGTTAAATTTATTTAATGATTATAAAGAAGGTGGTAGTGAGTTAACTCACGCTACAAACGTTCCGATACTAAGAGATGAGATACCAAACATAACATCTCCTATGTCAGATTTTACTACTAGATTTTCTATATTTGGATTGGATGAATATAATAATAAAATAATAAGTTTTAATTATAAAGATGTTTTCCCTACATCTTTAAGTGAAATTATTTTTTCAAATCAAGAAGGAAACGAGATTACGTGTAACGCTACTTTTTCATTTAATCAATTGCATATAGATATGTTAATAAATAGTTCTTCTAGAAATTGTTAATATGGCTGATAAGAAAAAATTAGACAAAAGTTTTTTTGCACATCAAATAAATAATGAAAAATATATTATTGAAATATATTTTTATAATTTAATAGAGGATCCAGTTCCAATTCCAGCTTTTATAGTTGATTCTTTAACTATAAACGAAACATTAATTAATTGGTGGGTTACTGGAAATATCGTCTTAAATAATACGTTTGAAATAACACAAAGAGATTTTTTAAATAATAATAATAAAAAAACAAAACATCTATATATAGATAGAAATGATGGTAGAAATAAAATTCACATAAGAATAATACCAGTAGATGAAAATGATGATGAATTTAAAGATAAATTAAAATGGGAAATGTCTTATGATTTAGTTATATATGATGTAGAAGATCTCCCTTCCGATAATATGCAAAATAAATTAAAAAGATATTATTTTGTAGATGAGAGATATCAAATATTTTTAGAAAAAAATATAGAATGGTCTACTACGTATGCCGCTTTAAACATGGAAGGAACCACAATAAAAAGAGAAGATATAGAAAGAGATGAGTCCCTTCGAAATTTAAGTGCAAATGTTGCATTATTTGAATTAATAAAGTTTGCTTCTCAGAATAATGAAAAATCAATAACGGTAGGGTTTACTGAAGAATCAAGTATAGATAAACCTAATATAAAACTTGGAGATATTTATAATTGGAATCTAGGACCAAAAGATGCAGTAAATAAATTTTATGTTTCTCCTGCGCAATTTAACGTAATCGATGATATAAATTTTTTACTTTCACGTTGCGTTGGTGATAATAATGATCCTGTATTTTTAGAATTTGGAAGAAGTAGTGTAAATAAATATTTTGAATTAATTTCATTAACTGAAATATTAGAAAATTCTAATAAACAAATAGAAAGACTTATATTGGATGAAAATTCTGCTAATAACGACAATATATTACCATATGTACCTAGAGCGTATTTAGATGAAAATAAAGATGAAGAAGAAGGAAATAATTTAATATCTGGATATTCTAGAATTTCAAATTATAAATTTTCTCCTATGGCTCCAGTAGACGATACTAGTAGAATGATAAATTCTCCATTACATTATTTTGATACTATAAATGGACAATTTAATATAGTTTTTGAACCAAATTCAATACAAAATACCATAAAAAAAATTGAAGAAATGTCAAAAGCAACTTTATATAATTTTACACCTCAAAATGTTAATAATAAACCTCATATATTAACAAATATAAATAAAACAAAATCAAGCGGGTTAATGATTAATAATAAATTTTCAGCTGATCCTTATATAGATGAAAATGTACCATCAATTCAAATGATTAGAGATTTTTTATTTTTAAATCAAACGTTGTCTTTTCAGCAAAAAGGATTAACGTGCCGAACACCCGGAAAGTTTATATTTGTTGATAGTATAAATTCTGGAGATTTAAATCCATTTAATGATAGGTTTTTGGGTCAATGGTTAATAACTTCTGTAACTCATCTTTTTACAAAAAATGATTATAAAACAGAAGTGGTAGCAAATAAAATTGATACTTTTTCTAAGCTTTGGGATATTGAAGATAAAAACTATTAGTTTAAATATATTAATATGGATAAAAATAATCTTAGAAAAATGATACAGCAAAATAAAATTAGAACATTAGAATCCTCTAATAAGAGGTTACCTTCTCCATTTCAGATGGCAAAAAATTTAGGATCAGATCTTATAAAAAACGTAAAAAGCTTTTCTGAAGGTAATCCCATTACATCTGAAAATTCTGAAATAGAAAGTAGAAAAAATATATGTAATTCTTGTGAGTTCTTTATAAAAGATTCTCAGAAATGTTCAAAATGTGGTTGTAACATGGCTATAAAAACTTATTTAAAGGCATCGGTTTGTCCGATTGGTAAATGGTAATTATTAAGATATAAACTTCCAATTTTTTCTGCTATATCATTTATTTTTTGCATATCTATTGGATTTTTTTCGTTTAATGTTGACCATTTTAATTTAAAATCTGATTGTTTTTTAATAATTTTATTGTTAACTTTTTCTGTTATATTAGCATCTTTAATATATTCGTGATTTATAAAAATTAAAAATCCATTATTCTCGTTTTTAATCCAATCTAATTCATCATTTTTAAATTCTGCATATCTTATATCTGGTATAATAGTTATTATATTATCTTTTTCTTGAAATTTATCTATAAAATATCTTCCTTCACTACTCGTTCTCATTAGTTTTCCATACTCCACTAGAAGCGGTCTTAGTATTTTTTTATCATTTGTATGTTCAGTAAATGTATCTAATCCTATCTTTTTGAATATTAAATTTTTTAAATCATTTTTAATTATATCTCCAGCTATAGAAACTCTTCGAGAGTTTATTTCTTTAGTTTTAAAAAATCTAATTAAAGCTCTGCATAAAGTATCTTTTCCTGATCTGGCTGCTCCCGATATTCCAATTAATGGATATTTCATATTTGTTTATATAAAATTATATTATATAAAACTATTTAAATCAACAAAAGAATGAAAAAATAGAACATTTTGATAAGTTTTTATATATGGCAATTCAAAAAGTTTCGGCTAAAAATACAAAAAAAGAAACTACTCCTAAGTCAGTAGGGAAAGACATTAAAGAAACAGGTTTACCTAAAGTTAAAAAATCTCGCGTCGAACCACCTTCTTCTAAAGTAATACAATCAAAAGAAGAATTAAATGAATTAAAAAAAGAAATTAGATCATTAGAATCAAAAACAAATTTAAATCTTTTACCTTACATTTTAGGTGGAGAATTAGCTAGAATAAAGCATCAATTTACTGATTTAAATAGATTAAAATATCTTCTTCTTTTACATTTTTTAACTGAAGGATTTGATAATAATGTAATGACAGTACAAGTTAATGGTGAAAAATATGTAGCGGATGAAATCTTTATAAAAGATTTTCAAAGAATGATAAATATACCACAATTAACTGAAATTTTAAAAAAAACTCCAGCGTATAGTAAAGGATCTTTTGATAGTATTGGACAATTTGGAAACATCGAAGCTAATGGAGATAGGAGAGATAATAACGCTATGACTGGACCTAATAGGTTTACTCCAAGTTTAGTTACTAATGCTATGGAAAAAATAGCACCCGGATCTGTTAATAGCTTGGAAAAATTTTGTAATACTATAAGAACTAGATCTTATTTATCAATGCCTACTGGTGCTTTTGGTTCCATCAGAAGAGTTATGAATTTAATAAATGGTGTAGTTAGAACTTTAAACACTTTAATAAATGATTTTTATAAACAGTTAACTAAACTAATAAGAAAAGTTTACGCCACTATAAATATAATAATAAATAATATAAAATTATTTCTTTTAAATCTCATAAATCAAATCATCCCTTTAGATTTGTTATGTTTAATACTAGATACAGTTCAAATCGTTTTAGATGATATAAATTTCTTTACTTCTTTATTTAACGCAAGTGGTCCGTGGTTAAATTATTTAAATACCATTCAAACCTATGTAAATACTACTTCTAATTTTATACAAAATCCATTTACTACATTAGCAGCATTTCTTCCGGAAGACGTTAAAAAATATATAGATAATTTTAATAGTATCGGGGAAGATCCCGAAGGATTTATATCTGATAATTTGGCTAATTTTGGATTATCTTATATAAATACTGCTCTACAAGGAGATATTGTCGGAGCTTTAGTTGAAAAATATGGTTCTAAATATTCTTCTGGCGTTACTCCTCTAAGTGATGTGATGAGTAAAGCTAAATCAATTTGGGAGAGATACAATTCAGATGATTCTAGTATACCGGATGTTAATGATTTGATGGATGCTAATTATTACAATGGTGGAACAGAAGATGTTTTAGGAAATCCAAAAGATCCATATGATATAGGAGCTAATTTAAAACAAAACTTCAAAATATTAACTAAAGAATTCAAAGGATTACAAACTGATTTACCAAAAGATTTAGCTGGTGCTGGTGATTTTTTAAATTCTATAAATCCATTTAAATCTAATAAAAATATTAATAGTGCAAAGCCAGATGAAGATGAGGGATTAACGGATAGCATAAATCCTAATCAACAAAGACTTCCAGCTACATAATATAAATGACTACATCTTTAAATAATATTTATATAGGACTTGTTGTAAATAATAAAGACCCAAAGCAAAAAGGAAGAGTTCAAGTATATATTCCTCATTTGACAAATACTTTATATTCCGGTTGGAATGAATCTAATAAAAATATAAGATTTAGAACTTTGGATTCTGATGTTTTTACACCTGAAATAACTCAAAGATTAATTGATGTATTACCTTGGGCTGAAGTAGCTATGCCATTTTTTGGTGGTGGAACTGGTGCTCCGGTTGATAATAACAACAATCCAACCCCAATACCTACAGAAGTAGAATCAGAATCAGATACATTGTATTTGAATCTTGATGGAGAATCACCAAGTACACCAACTGATGAAATTCCATTAGAAAATTTAAATACTCCCGATCCAAATAGAACAAATGTAGCTAATTTAAATTCATCTGTATATAATAACGCAACGCATTTTCTTTCTAATTTTCCGGATGCTAGGATATCCGGCGCGGCTGAATCAACTGGTCATAGTGCTGGTAGTGCTCATTATCCCGATAATAATAAAAATGAAAGTGGTCCTTACGCTAAAGGTGGTCTTGCATTAGACATTAGTGCTCTAGATAAAAATAAAAACCCAATAACAGACCAAACTAAGGCTGCATATCTTAATTGGTTTGCTAACCAGCCTGGGGTTTCTAAAATATACTGGGAAGGCGATCATCTTCACGTTGGATGGCCAAGATCAGCAGATGAAGTTACTGATAAACCAGAAATTAAATCGTTAGTTTCTGAACCAAAATGGTTTACAATAGCTAAAAACAATATAGAATCTGAAAAATTAGCTCAAAAAGCTAATGGTATTAATAATCGCCAAGGGACTCTTTCATCTGAAATAGAGAGAATTGATTTTGAAACTCCTCTTCCGGAAATGCAACCATCTACTGATCCCATAGTAGTAACCAAACCACCAGAACTAGTACCAAGAATATGTACAGATTTTAACGGCTCCTCAGGGGATGGGTCGTCGTATATTGGAAATGCGGGAAGCTCTATTGGATTTATAAGTGCTCCTCAAGTGGGAGCAAAAGCATATGTTATGTTTTTGGATGGAAATCATTTAAGTCCTATAGTTATTGGTGCTTTTATAGAACCATCTAATACCTATATATAGTTGTATTTTTTATATAAAAACTAAATATATATTATGATTGCAGTTGATACTAGTATTTTTCAAAATTTAAGTGGAGGTTTGGTTCCACCGACAATAACTCAAGATGTGTCATATGAAAAAAGTAGATTAGGAAATGAAGCTGGAGCTTTAGTATTTTGTAATAAAGTAAGGAAAGACGAGTTCGGATCTTTTATCCCTGAAGATACTTCATTCATTCAGTTACAGGATAAAAATAAATCTTTTATTAGTTTTAGAGGAGGAAAAATAATATCCAAAACAACAAGTGATAAATCTGATTATATTACCGCTAATTATTATAAGTTTGTAGGTAATGACGCCCAATATTATTATTACGGAGACAAATATGAAACTATAAGAGGATCTCATCACTATATTAGTGGAACGCACGATAAAAAAACTGTAGAAGCAGCTCAAAAATTACAAAAAATAACAAGTCAGATAGATAATAAATGCGTAGAAGAAATAGAAAAAAACGCAAAGAATGATGAAAAAATTGTATGCCCTGTTTGTGGAACAAATAAAGTTGACATAGATAGAGCTTCCACAATGGTTAATACTGCGTTTAAATATATAAATGCACTTTTTAATATAAAACCAAATTCTTCATTTGGTAGTTTAATGGAAAAGGCGCAAGCAGTATTGCGAACCGTATTGGGGTTTTTTCTTGATGATATAATAATAGCCGCATTAACTGGAGGTTCGTGCGGATGTAGTGGTTGTAAAAATGGATCCATATCATCTCCTCTTTATGCAATACAACAAGGAAATAAAGCAGCTGCTGATGAATACGAAAAAAATAAAAAACAAATTGAAAAATTACAAAAACAAATACCAGCAGAAAGTCATATCAAAACTTATTCTTCAGATTATATAACAAAAATTGGATTAGTTAGAAACGAATCTAAAGTAATTTCTTTTGGAGAAAAGAATCCTATAATTACAGGATTAGTAAAGGGGAAGCCAGACTGGTGTTTAATTCCATCATCAGCTGGAGCATGTAAAAGAGCTATATATAGTCCTCCTACTTTATTGGCCGGAAGTAAAACTTGGGATATAGGACAGCGTTATAATGTAACGGTTGGGTCTGGAGGTTATACTATAGAAACATCTGGAAAAGCTGCATTGGTAGGAGCTACAACTTTAGTTAATGCGACTGAAGGTGAATTAGTGATGGCATCTAAAAATAAAACTATAATATCCGGAGCAAACGTAGTCATAGAAGCTAGGCAAGCAGATGGTGATGCGATATGTTTAGAATCTGATAGAGTTTGGGTTGGAGGAAAATTAAGCGTAAAAGCAGATCTAGCAGTTAAAGGTTCAATCGTAATGGATGGGGGTATTCAATGTAATCATTTAATAACACCAATTGAAAATACACAAACCACATTATCTAGTTCTCCACATAATGTACATTCCGGATCAAATTGGAATAATCCAATAAAACCGGATGCTACTACGATGGATGTGTTCGATAAAATTTGGAAAAATATAGAAAGAATTCCAGTTGTTAGTCTTTTATTGGCAATATTGCGTCCAGATTTTATTAAAACTATTACTGAAGAAACATATTCAACTGCACAAATAAGTCAAGTTGTTGATAATACTTTTTTACCGACTGGATATGCGATGATATATGATTATACTACATATATGCCAATTACGGTTTATGGATTTGGAACATGTAGTTATGGAGGAATAAGTTCATTAAATGGTACTGCTTTCGTAACACCTTCTATGATACCGATTTATACATACACTCATAATCATGGATCTCCGGGGGATCAACATTCTCATAGTTATATAATGCCTAGAATGCTTGGTTATGATAGTGCTGCGGCGGCGACGGCTTCACGGGATGAACCTTCCGTTATTCCTACTCCTGCTAGAGCTACTGGTATGGGTAATCAAACTGGTAACTATCCTAGCTTGGGAGATTTAGGACCGTGTGGAGGTGGAGGATCTCCATTCGGAAATGCATCTAGAATTAGAGCTGCTAGAATAAAAAGAAATCAATCATATGGTATAAATTCTGATAATGCTTTTGGTGATAAGGATTATGTAGACGCACCAGTTAAGTTTACTCCAGATGGAGAATTAATACCAGAACCTACATTTAATTTATTTGAATGCGAATAATTTATTATAAGATACTATAATAAATAATTTTCTAAAACGTACTTATAGAATGTTTCTTGTAATTCCGAACTTTTCATTATCTTTCTATAATCTGGTAATGGATCAACCACAGTTCTTGCTAATTTAGCATCCATTGATATTCCAGTTTTAGAAATATTTGAAGTTATAGTATCAATTCCTAATAACACAGATATATTATCAAGTTGATCATACCAATATTTTAAATAAATTTTTGAATTGTTTTTAGATGCAACTATAAAAAATACCGGAGGAACTTCAAATTTATTTAAATATATTTTCCAACCTCTTGTTATAAAAAATCTTTTTAAGAACTCTATAAAATATAATGTATTTTGTTTTTTACCAAAAGATAACATTTCATTTGTAAAATTTTGATATTCTTGTGCTGTTGATTCTATATCTAATATAGTATTAAAATCTAGTGGTTTTGAGCACATATCAACTTGATATGAGTATGAAAATAAATCATTATATTCTTTGCTATGTGCAATAATATTTAACGGGGGTAGATTTTCGATTTGATCTATTGTTTTTAGTAAAGGTGCTATTGTAATTGGGGGTTGTTCAAAACATATAGATTCGTAAAAATTATATTGAGGATAGATTTTTTTAAGATCCGGATTTTCTAAAATTCCTCTTACGTATATTTCTTTTTGTTTTGGATCTTTATCAGCAAAAGAATCTAAAGTCGTTTCTTTAACTGGTATTCCATCACTATTACAAATAATACCTTCTATTATCTGAGTTCCTCCTAATTTAATAGCTTCAACTTTAACTATATTTCTAGGTAAGAAATTTATATATGATGCAGATAACACTAATCCTAAAGGCATTCTAGGATCACCAACAGTTAATAATGTTGAAAAATCTTGAGATGGTGTATAAAATGGTTCCGGATCATTTAAAACTGGATCTATATTTGGTATGTTTACTACTTTTAGTACTTCGCAAACGAATCCCTTTAAATCAAAATCGGGATCTAAAAGTTTAGAACTATTTGATTTAAATACCGTTGAATTAAATATTTTTTGTTTGCAAATTTCTTCTATGTCCATATTAATCTAAAAAATTTTCACTTTGTTGTTTTATAAATATATTTTTTAAAAATTCCATCATAGCATCTCTATCTCTTGGATTTTCAAATTTTTGAATTATAACTCTGTCATCATCTAAATTGTAACCAAAAAGTAAAAATGTATTCATATATTCACTTATGGTATCTTTTAGTATTGACAAATCTCTTTTTCCTATTTTTTGTTTTTGTTTAAGTTTTTTTTCCCAATCTAATAAACTTTTTTGTAGTTCTAAATTATCTATTTCTTCGAAAACTTTTTGTTGTATTTCCATCATAGTAGAAACACTAATAATATCATTTTTATTGTCTCCAGATAATGAATTTATATTAGTTTGTTTTTTACTTTTATATTTTTGTTTTTTTGGTTCCATTTTATTTAGAATATGATGGAGATTTATTATTTATGTTAAATTTTGAAAGATATTCAACTACAACTTCTATAGAACTTGTTTTTAGTTTAAAATTGTCTGGGATATATTGTCCACCATCATATATGGCAAAATATTCTTCTCCAAAAAAATTATGATTATTAAAACATGTTATAAACACAGAAAGTCCTTTAGGATCTACTATTACGGTCCATGATCTAGCATCCGAATTGGAATAATCCGAATATAACTTATCAGTTACGTATCCAGAATCCCTTAGACGTTTAATGAAATAACTTAGTGATGTGATTTTATTAATACCCATATAATTAATTTATATTTTATATTCTATTTAACAAGTGCGGAAACTATATATTTTATTTCTACGTCTTGATGTTCTTTAGTCTGAAAAACAAAAACTTGATGAGAATTATTTATTTTTACTTTAACTGGGAGTTTACTAGATATTAAATTTTTAAAAACTTCTATTTTAATAGCTATAGGTTTATGTAAAAGATCACCTATAAACTTATCATTAATTGAAAATGTCATATTATCTACGTTACTCATCGTTTTATCATCTATATCTACATAGATACTATTATTTTTACTATAAAAATATATTTTAGAAACATCAGTAGAAAATGAATATGCTGACATTATTTGTTTTAATTTGGGTATTGGTATTTCAAACTCAGTATCAAAATTTAATTTTTTAATAGCATCTACGTTAACACTTGATTCTGTGATAATCCCATCATCAACTAAATGATATTTAAAAAATATATTTTCTGTTTCTAAATCGCTTTTACTCTGGCATCTTAGATGGTTTTTATTTAAAACTATTGAAAATTCTCCATTATCACCCAAACATTCTAAACCAGTTAGAAACTTTTTAATACTAATTATATTAAGTTTTAAATCTGAAATCTCTACTGGTAAATCACATGATGCATACAATATAACAGATTTATCGTCTGATGTGCATACTGTATACATTGAATTTTTATAAGTTTTCAATACACAAGAGTCTGAGGCTCTATTTATAGGTTTTAAAAACTTTTCTAATGATGTTTTTGGAATGGGTATAATAATGTCATCCATTTTTTATGAGAGAAATTAATAGCTCTAAATTTTTATTAATATTTTCTAAAATATTTTCTATTTTTTCTGAATTTTGAACTGTATTCGGATTAGATATCTGCGGCTGATTATCAGAATATGATCTAGGAATCGGATCAGGTATCAATCTTTGAATTACTTCTTCCGGTGGCGGAGCAGCAAATCCAGAGCTATTAGCTTGATGTTGATTATATACGTTATTTCTATTTTGATTTGGATTAGAATTTGTTACTTTAGATACAAAATCATTAACGTTTAATCTATTTGCTGGTACAGATCTTCTATCTATTGATAAAGAGTCTATTTGATTGAGGCTTGAGCCGACGAACTTTGCAAGCATTGCTGCTTGCAAAGCGTCTTCTTGTGATTCAGTCATATATTATAGATCTTTTAGAATATCTTGCATTCTTTGATCTTCATCTGATAGATTATTATCTTCAACGTCAGAAGATGACTTGGTGATATTCTGTTCTTCGTCTTCTTCGACTTCTTCGATGACAGAAGATGTAGATTCTGATTCTTCTTTACCGAAGAAGTGTAAATCCATGAGTTTTTTAATCTCATCATATGTCTTTCTCTGAAAGAAAGAATCTAGTGGTTTTACGGATTCATAAATAGAATCTACGTCATCGAGTCCTTCGATCTTTGAAGGAGACATGAATCTAGAGCTTACATAAGTTGGATATCCACCTTCATTCTTCTCAACTTTAACTCTTAAATTGCAACCATTTTCAGATAAATCAAAAATTCTAAATCCAAACTCTTGACTATCGTCTCCGTCGATTGCACTTTGAATTATTTTCTGTAGCTGTGTTCCTGAATTCAAAATCTTAACCTTTCCGTTATTTTCTGGATTTGTAGGATCGCTTATTACGTAAACGTTATAAAGCCATTTCTCAGTCTTCCTTAGTGGTTTCGATTGTTCAATTAATGCTTGATTCTTGGAAGCCCAAACCTTGGATCTATATTCATCAATTGGGCATTTTTCTCCATATGTATTTGGACAGAGGATAGAAATTTTCTTCCCGCTTACACAGCTGTCGAAAATATGCTGCCAATAATGAAATCTAGTTTTTGAATTATCCTCTAGGTTTGGAAGTAGTCGAACTACGTATGTTTTATCTGGTTCACATTTTAAGAAATCCTTAAAAGATGATTCCGTGTTTGTTTTTGCGCTTAACGAATCCTTCAAGGATTCGAACAATGTTGATGTGTATTTACTCATATCGAAATTAATGATATCAATTATTTGTTTTTTTGCAACTCTTTTTTTACGTAATCTTTTATTTTCTCTGTTCCCCTTTTAACAAACTCTATAGTTTTAGGAGATGAATTATATCTAGTTTTAAATTTTATTATTTTATTTGATAAGTCACTAGAAAACATATCCAGAATATCTATTTGAGTTTCGTCTATAGTTTTAATTAGATTAGAAAATTCCATTAAACTATATATGTTTATTTGTCTTTCTCTATAGTGATTCATCCAGCTATATACTAATCCGGTTTTATAATTTATATAATTTTCGACTTCAATTTTTTGATGTAAACAAAATTTCATTATAAACAAAAAACTTTGTTTAATATCATCAAATTGTTTTTCTGGATTTTGATCTTCTTTTTGTTTACTACTTATAGAATAAGCTCTTATAGCAGATCTAGTATTGAAATAATCTAATTTTGGATATGGTTGATTATCATATATTAAATTAGGAGATTCGAAAAAATCTTCTATCTTAATATTTTTAAATTTAGAAAAAAAAGTATCTAATTTTTTTAAATTTAAACTTACATACTCTGATATTTCATCAAAATCTTTTCTATATTTGTATGGTTTCCCTTGTCTAGAGTTTTTTAAATATATGTTATATATTTTCTTTTGGTGTTCTGTTATATTTTGCATTTTTATTCATTTTAGATCTGAATATTTTTTTATAACAATTTGGAGTAGAATTTAAATACGCTTTCAAAACTAAATGTAAATTATTTTCTCCTAATATTGAGAAATAAATTTTTTGAGTTTTTTTGTCGTCTATTATCAATTTTAATAGATTTAAAAAATTAATTTTTTTTCTTTTTGAAATGCATATAAAAGATCCAACTTTAAGTGTTAATTCTTCAAATTCATCCATATTTATTTTTTCGGACGGATTATAAAGTTCTTCTAATTGTTGTGAAGATGTTATTATCATAATGGAGTAAAGTTTTTAGTCAATTCTAAAAATAATGGTGTTAGTTTTCCTACACCTAAAAATGTTGTTGCGTTACCATCACAATATTTTTCACAAAAGTTTTTTAAATCTATTGGGGTATCTGTTATTTTTTGTCTTATTTTTACCTTTTCATTTTTAGTATTTATGATTATAAATAACTCATAATCATATTTATATATTAAATAATCAACCAGTAAAGGATTTGAGTTTTCTATGGAAATAGCCAAAGCTTTTTTATACTCGGAATTTATTTTTATTTCACCTTTAAAAATTTTTAAATTATTAACTTCTTTTTTTATTTTTTGTTTAATTTCTGAAATTATTCTTTTTTGTTTTTCTTCGAAATCAAAAAATCCATTTTTATATTTTTTAATAAAATTTGAAAAATCGTTTTTAAATTCATTCCAAAAAATAATATTTAAATCAAAAGATTGTTCATATTTTAATCTTAAACAATCATAATCATCCGCATATAAAATTAATTTTTTTTGGTTTTCAGTTAATTCTGGAGAAGAATTTTGATATAATTTTCTAACTAATAAAGAATTAGAAGTTAAATTTTTAAAAAACACTTTAGCTTTTTTAAATTTATTAGCTAATGGAATTGATCTTTCGTGATGATCTATTATAGATACGAAACTATGATCTAAATCGTTTATAAATTCTTCTCGTATAGATAAATCTAATATTAATATATTAGGAGGGTTAATAGTTTTTTTAATAAAATCTTTTATCTTATTTAATTCCAGATTTGTTATTTCTTCATACGAAATAATACTATCTGGATGCGACCAGATAAAAGTTAATAAACTAACCGCCCCGTCTAAATCTTTATGTGTAAAAATATGATATGCTTTACTATGCACCAAATTATTTACACTAACATATTAAAAAGTCACTATATTAATTATTATCAGATAAAAAATTTAATTTATTTAAAGTTTGACTTATATCATTAGAATCCGATGATTCTTCACATAATAAAGCTTTTTCGATGTCATCCGTTATATTTGGCATTTTAGAATCAGAATTATCTTTCAAAATACCATCTTCATCTATTTCTTTTAATGTTAACGTTGGATAATCAATTCCTAAAATAGTAGTGTGTTTTCTAGGACCAAATCTATTTTTAACTATTCCCATATGGATGATTCCTAAATCAGTATCTCCGTCTTCAGTCCATATTGAAAATTGAGCATCTACAGTATGCGATAACCCCATAGATTCACTGGTTTTATCCAGATCTAATTCTCCAGAATTTACTGCACTTCTAGTAGCTTGAGTTGCTGAAATTACAGGACATGAAAAAGTATACGATAAAGCTCTTAAACTTTCTGTTATAGTTTTAATTGATTCGTAAGAATTAGTAGACGCTGAAGTATTTGGTGATATCAAGTTAATATAATCAACAACAATAGCATCAGGTTTTATACCTTTTTTAACTAATTTATTTATATACGTTTTAATATTTAAAACGGAAACTCCTTTTGGTGGAAACTCTTTAATTATTAATTTAGATTTTCTATTTTTAATTTTATATTCGTTTATAGTATTTTTTAATTTTACTAAACTAGAACTAAGACCATCAAAAGGTATCTGACTCAACTGCGAAGATATTCTTTTAGCGTAAACTTGTTCTGGCATTTCTAAAGTAATTAATAGTACTGTTTTATCTTGATTCAAAATATTAGTTGCTATATTACCTAAAAATATAGATTTTCCAACGTTTGTGACTCCAAAAAATACATACAAAGCTCGTCCTTCTGACATGAAGCCGCCGCCTATTTTATTATCAAGCCACTTCCAACCAGTAGGAATAACTTTGAAAACTTTTTGCAAATCTTCACAATGCTCATCTATGGATTCCAAATAATCAAATCCTATATTCTCAATTAACGAGATACTGCAAGCTTTTTCAAAATCATCTAATATTTTTGTGCTGTCTATATTTCCAGACTGTAAATTAAGAGATGTTTTTTGTACTGTATCTATAACTGACTTTTCTTTTAAAAATCTCTCGGTGTTTTTTAAAAGAACGTCTTTATTATATTTTTTATCCAAAGACTGAAAAGATAATACAGTTTCCTTAAAAGCTTGTTTATCATCCTCTGTAATTAAATGAGTTTTTAATTCTGTTAAATTCGGAGCACAATCAAATTCTTCATAATAATCCTTTAAAACTTCAAACAGCCTTTTTATCTTTTTATCTTTAAAAAAAGAAGGTTTTATATATTCAAGAATTGTTTCTAAATAATCATTATCCATAATAGAATTATAGAAAATAATTTTTTCAAACAATTCAAAATCTATAGATAAATTATTATTCATTTACTTCTTGTGAAGTTTCGTTTTTAAATTTCAAATGTGATTTTAGTTTCTTTTCTAATTCCGGTAGAATTTTATTCCATACTTGATCATTATCTTTGAAATCTTTATAGAACCCTAACACTTCCTCGCCCAATACATATCTATGACCTTGCTTTGTTATTACTCCATATCCTTCTGCCATTTCTAATAAGCCAGAGTATTTCGATAGTCCAGTTCTAAAATTAAGATACATTTCACATTCTAAAAATGGCGGAACAAATCTATTCTTAGTAGTTAAAGCCCTCATGGTTAATCCATTAACATCTTTAGATAGAGGAGTAACTTCATCAGAAGCATTTTTATTATCAGATTTACCTACTCGTTCTTGTTTTGTTGACATTTGAACTAGTACTGAAGACATATACAACGGACCAGATCCACCAGATTGACTCTTAATCAATGTTGGATACATAGCACCTGGATTTTCATATATATGATTTGTGAAAACTATTGGACAATTTGCTTTTGCTGCTGTATGTGTAATAGCTCTAAGCATACTTTTTAGAGCTACTGCTCTAGCACCCATATCCGCACTATCCTTTCCGTCGTCTATTATTTTAGATTCTCTAGCTGAAATGAGATTTCCTAAAGAATCAATCGCTAACAATACTTTTCCTCGCAATCCTTTTTCTATAATAGTTTTTAAAAATTTTACAATTTGATTTCTACATTCCTCTATAATTTCTGTTGGGCAGTGTTTAATTTTAGATGGATCGCAACCTAAATTTTTTGCGGTATCTCTATCAAGAGCATTTTCAGTATCAAAATATACAACATGCATTCCTTTCTTTTGGGCGTTTGCCATTATTTTATTAACCATTAATGTTTTTCCACATGCTTGCGGTCCAGCAAAACCAGTAATCCTACCCATAGGAATACCACCGTATAGAGAACCTGAAATAATAGCGTTTAATGCCATACATCCTGTGTCTACCCATTCGTCTACTGTAGATAATGTATTTTCATCTAGAAACGCAGCATCTGGATTTAGCTCATCTAAAATTTTGAATGCTTCATCTATGTTTCCGAGTTGTGTGTCTTGTGTGTCTTGTGTGTCTTTTGTTTTTTTAGCCATAAAAATATGATAACAAAAAAGCCTCAAAAGTCAAAACTTTTGAGGCTTGAATGTTGTTTTTAATTTATACTATTCGTCAAAAAGGTTTATAACCGCATCTGACGATTGATTATTTTGCGCTTGTTGTTCTGAGTTTACGATTACATTATTTTTATTAAATAATTGACCATATTGAGCTAACAATCTAAAATCGATAGACTCGATATTCGTAAGCGTAATCTTATCCTTTTGATATGCGAAAACGACATCTTCGGATTTATCCGCTAAAAATTCCCTAAAAAATAAAGGAAATAATTGTACTGCCATTCTTCCAGATTGATCCACTGGTGGTACGTGGAGAATTACAGGATTTTTAATTTTCAATTCGTTAACGTCGTTAGACTCTACGATTTCACCAAACACGGTTCTACCTACATAGTCTAAAAACACAGCTATTTTTTGATTAGTATTACTCATCAGAAAATATATTATCATATATTTAATAAAAAGCAACATTGTAAGTATAAGAAAATATGAAAATTTTTAAAAAAGGAAATTATTATTTTAAATATAATAAGTTTAGTAATGAATATATTTTAATTGAAGATGATAGTATAAGATTTGACAATGATACATTTAATCAAGAAATAACAGACTTAAATGTAGATAATATAATAAATTCAATTATCAAATCTAGAGTTAAAAATGGAAACGAAAAAATTTCAAATATTGTTAAAAATAAAAGAAATAATTCTTATTTGAGCGCAGAAGAAATTATAAAACATTTATCCGATTTAAGAAATAAATTAAAAATGGAAAGTTTTAAAAAATTTTATTTTGAAAATAATTCCATTAAATCTGTAACTTGTTCGCAACCAATTTCAGGTAAAGGCCAACCAATTATATAATAAATTCTACTTATAACTGGAACTACGTTTTTTTCAAACATCATTTTATAGTCCATCTTTATAAACTTTTTAAATTCTTTTGGATATTCATCTATAAAAGCCATAGTTTTTATATTGAATTTATTTTTTTCACAATAAAAATATTTTATTTTGGTTCCATTTTGAATATTAGAATATAAATGTTTTATATTTTCATCTTCTAGAAGTTTATTATAAAATAATGCTCCTTGATAATGATTTGGCGTTCCCTTTCCGAATTTACCATCATCAAATAAAGAACTCCATTTGCTATAACTTTTTGCGTTTTTTCTAACTGCGATAGATTCAGTTGGCATATTGCAATATTCTTCATATGCCTTATGAAATAATTCTGTAGCCTTTTTTCTATCTTTTGCGAGAATAGCTGATTCTATAACGTTTTTAACTAACTTTTTAACTTCTTTAGACATTGCCGCCTTTACTATTTCTATTCCTTTATATATAAAATCGTTTTTCTTAATGCCTTCATTATCTAATACATGTAATATATAAAACTTTTTTGCTTGTAATAATGCTACATCACATATTTTTTCTCTCTTAAAATGATATCTAGGATCTTTAGAGTTTAATTCTTGTTTAGCCCAAATATTAATTTCAATATTTACTGAATCTCCTAAATCTTTAATAAACGTTTTAGCTTCTTTTGAAATATTTCCTTTTTCATCTTTTAATTTTATACTGTTTTGTTTAAAAAAATCGCTGAATGATAAGAATGCACTATCAGTATCTATATATTTAACTATATCTTCATAATCTCCGGTAAATCCTTTATTTTTTAGATATTCAAAAAATAGCTGGGAACCTCTTTTTACTACTGATTGCCCAGTTAATGTTACGCTTTTTGCATGATCGATATCAAAAAACGGAGAATATTGCTGTGAAAAAATTCCATAAATAGAATTAATTAATGTTTTATAAACATTAGATAATGAATCGTTATCATTTGCTATAGTTAATAATTTTTTCCTTTCATCTTTATCTGTGCATTCTTGTAATTTTTTATTCGCTTCTAATGTTTTATTTTTACATAAAACTCTTTGGTTATAGATTTTATCAATCAAGGTTGGAACTACACCTTTAAATTTTTGAGTATATAATATATTAGCTTTTGTTATTGCTATATCTTCATCTCTAATAAATTTTAAAAACTGTTCTTTTGATAAAGAAACAATTTTACCATTAACTAACTTTAAATTAAAAATATTATCCTTTATTTCTATAATTTTTCCTATTTTTGTTTCTGGAGAAATATTAAGCGTGATGATAGTGTTTGGATATAGACTATTAGCATCGTATGTTACGACATCTTCATACAGATTAGGTTTTGGTTGTAGTACATAACCACCTTCAAATTTTTGTTTTATATTCTCGTAAGTAAATGTAGGTATAATTAAATTCTGTAACAATGCTTGATGTGCAACTGCTCCAGTAATCATTGATACTTTTCCTAAAGATTTTTCAAAAGGAATAAATCCTTTATATGATAAATTTCTTATAAGATCCATATATTTTAATTTATCATCAAGTTTAACCAACAATCTTACGTCTTGAATATTATAATCTACAAAAGTAGTCCAATCTTCATCAGCTAATTTAGTTAAAGATGAAGAATTATATGTTAATTTGGACTCTCCTAATTCATATTCACCTATGAACCCTAAAGAATATGATTCCCTTTCTCCCATAGAGAAAGTTTTATATATATCCATATAATCCAAACAACTAATGCCGTGAAGTATCCATTGATTTTTCTTTTGTCCTAATTTGTTTACTGACACTCCAACTCTATATTCTACTCTATCTATCGGAGACATTTTTTTATTTTTTTCTTCATCAAATAGAATAGTTAACCTATTCATTATATACGGAAGATCATATCCGTGGAAATTCCATCCGGATACTATATCTGGAGTATTCTTTCTCCAAAATTTAAGAAACGTAGAAAGCAATTCTTTTTCTGAAAAACATTTAACATACGTTACGTCTTCTTCTATAGTAGAATAAGGCTTTAATCCCCAAACATAATATTTTTGAAGTAAAGAATCATATACCGTTATTACGTTTATCATATCTCTTGCCTCTTCAGCACTAGAGAATGGATCTAATTCATTAGCTTTATATGTTTCTATATCCAAAAAGAATATTCTTAATGGATTTTGGATATTATAATCTGAACCAGAAAAATCTTTAAAGGTAGTTAATAGGTATTGTTGTTCTGTATTTAAGTTGAAAAATATTCTTTTGTTTGGAGAGTCCTTTACAAAAGACATTCTCCTAAAATTGTTAGGAAAAGATAATTTTTTTAATTTCGTATTAAAAATAGATGTAGCATCGTGAACATTTTTATCTTCTAGGTAAAGAAAAGGCTCAAAATCTACTTCCGCCTTTACTCTTTCTCCAAATTCATTCCAAGTCCACAAGTGAATTATGGACTTTTTATAATCATAATAGATATTTCTCCACATCTATTATATTTTAATATGCGTTGATAGTTATATCAAGATTTATTTTGCTCAGGATTTAAATTTATAAGATTTGGAGCTTTTTCTTTTCTCTCTTTAGATCCCCACTCTGTAAAATAAATTGCTTCGTACTCGTCGATATGATCTTCTAACCACATTCCTTCGACGTATTTTCTAGATTTTTCAGATAATTTAATATATTTATCAAAATCAGAAGTTAAATACTCTAACTGATTTATAAGATCATCTCCAGATTTAAACTTTAAATCTGCTGTTTCATAAGTGCAGAGATCTTGGAAAACTCCAGGAATTCCCAATGCTCCAGATTCTATCATTTTAATATTACTCTTTGATTTATTAAAAGTATTATCAGCTAATGGAGCATAAACTGCATTACAGTTTGCTTCATAAAGACCTCTTGGTAAATCAAAAAGCTGTGACCATTGTATAAATTCCATTTCTCCTGAATCTATAAATGGTTTTAGTGCTATAGGATAGCAACCTTTGAATACAAACTTAAATTTCTTTCTAGCTTTTATTATAGATTCTAAAACATGTCCGAAATCATCTTTTCCGTTTGTTTTATTCATTACATCTATGTGAGTTCCCGATCCTGCATATAAAATTCTTGGTCTTTTCTTATTTTTTTCAAAATTATTTTTAATTTTATCTATATCATAAAAACGATCCAACCAAAATTTTGGAGCGTAGTTTGGAATTACAGTTACTCTATCTGTTCCTATTTTGTCTTTATAATATTCTTTCATGAAATTACAAGTAACAGTAATTTCATCCATATTTTTCATTATATCGACTATGCTTTCGGTTATAGCTTTATCACAAAATGGTTCCTTACATCTATTGTAGTCTGGAATATCATCCTTAAAAACAATATCATCAACTTCATAAATCATTCTAAATTTTAATTCGTGACTAAGTTTTCTTAATTCTTTAATAAAATCTCTTTGTGCTGGAGTGGCTTGTCTTTGAACTCTAATTGCTTTTATATCTCTATAAAATCTAGGATCTAATACCATACATGTAAGTCCAGATATACACGCTTTTTGATAACCATTTAATAAAAATTCTGGCCATATCATTCTCCAAAATCCACATCCACCATAATCAGCATAATAGTTAAGTGCTCTAGGTAATGATGCTTCTGGCATATCTAACGCTGGAGCTTTCGGTATGCTGATAGGCTGTAGATTCATGTAACTATATACTGGACTTCCTATAGGTAAACCGTTTGGTTGATGTGGAATACCAATATTTACCGGTATTGTTTTATATACAATACTATTACTAATATCTTCTTTTATTTTTAAAGCCATAATTTTTTATTTAAACTTATTTTTTATAATATAAAAATCAATTAATCATTTTGGTTTCGCCGTTTGTTTTTTCCAAAAAAATAACATTATCAATATTTGATTTAGTTGATGTCTTATGAGATATAATATAAACCGATTCTTTATATTTTTCAACTTTTAATCTTAAAATATTTAAAATTTTATCAATACCATTATCATCTAATGCAGAATCAAATAATTCGTCATAAATATTTAAAGAATATGATATCCCTGAATGTAATCGTAAAACATCTTGAAACATAAACAAAATAGCAACATCTATTCTTTTTCTTTCTCCACCACTAAAATTGTGATACGAACATTCTTTACCTTGTTCATTATATATAGTTTCTTCAAACAATTCATTAAACTCACATTTACATGGAGCATCAAAAGTTTTTAAATAAAAATTTAATCTTTCATTTATAATTTTCAGTATTTTCTTTATTATATAGGTTTTTACTCCATCTTCTGACACTATAAACTTACAAGAATCAAGTATTTGTAAATATTTTTTAATATTTATAAGTTTTTCGTTTAGATTTTTGATTTTTTTATTACACTCTATTATATTTTTATCATAATCGTATTTTTCATTTTTAATCTTTAGAATATCATCATCATATTCTTTATTTTTATCTATTAGATTTTTAATTTTTTCGTTTGTAATTTCTATTTTTGTAGATTCCGCTAAAAGTTCTTTATGTTTATTTTTTAATTTTGTAATCCCCGAATTTACATCATTTATTTTTTTATCATTATCTTCTTTCTTATTCAAGATATCCTCTAAAGATTTGGAATGATTTCGTATGTTAATGTCTATTTCTTTCAGTTTTTCATTTAAAACTTCTAAATCTTCTTTACAATAATCTCTGTTACAAACTGGACATGTATTCCCTTTATCTAAAAATTTTTGTTTTTCTTTTTTAAATTGATTTATTTCGGCTGATATTTCAGCCTTAGCATTTACTATTTTTAAATTTTCAGATTGTAATTTTTTATATCCAGAATCTAAAATTTTTAATTTATTTTCTATATTTTTAACGTCAATTTTAATTTTATTAAAATTTAAATTTATATTTTTTAAATCTGAAATAGTTTTTTTATTTGTTTCTATTTTTTCATTTATGGTCTTTATTTTTAAACTTTTAATTTCTTCTCCGTTTTCTTTTTGTTTTTCGAATATTTCTAAATTTTTTTGCTGATTTATAAAATCATTACTTAATAAGTCATTTTCTTTTTTATAATCGTTATAATCAGATCTTATTTTTAGAAGCATCTCGCTAAAAATATTAAGTTTTAAAATTCCTTCTACAAATTTTCTTTTGTCTATCTTTTTTTGCGCCATGAAAGGCAAGGTATTATTAGAAGACATTATAACTGAATTTTGAAATACTTCTTCTGTTCCTCCAATTAAATGTTTAATTAAATCATCGGTAGCTGGTATAGTAGATGGTGTTATGTCTACATTATCACATAATAAACTTATTTTTGATGGATCTATCGTTCTAGTGATAATATAATTTTTATTATCATTTTCTGTTTCTATATTAACATCTAAACTTACCTCACAATTTCCACTACTTTTAGAATGTATTATTTTATCTTTTTTAAGTTCTCTAATTGTGTTTCCAAATAAACACCAATATATAGAATCGGCTATAGTGCTTTTACCAACGCCATTTTTCCCACCATTATCTTTATTTTCTCCTGTTATAAGATTTATTCCAGAATTAAAATTTAATTTTATTTGATCTTTACCGACAGAAAGAAAATTTTGAATTTTAACGGAATTAAATATTATTTTTTTCACAACTTATATTATAACATATAAATTTAAATTTTTCAATTTTGAATAAAAACTAACTTTAAAGATCCTTCATTTGTATTTTTTTCAATTACTTTATAATTATATTTTTCTAAATGATCGCTATGCATTTTAATTTCATCTTCTGTAGACATACCTATAAATTCTGCATGGCATTCTACTTCTATATATTTAAACTTAGTCTTATTAAAATCTATCCCCATTAAAACTTCATTTTCATAACCTTCAACATCTAAATATAAATAATCCACCTCAGATATATTATTTTCATCTACGATAGATTGTAGAGTTCTAGCTTGAACTGTAATCGAATTATTATAAGCCTGTCCTATGGATTTTTTAATAGAATTCATAGGATGATGTAAAGAATGTAATTGTAATTCAATTGTAGGTTCTTTATGATTTCTTGATACTAATGCTACATTATATAATAATGTATTATCGTTTTTTCTAGAATTCAAACAATAATTAAATATCACAGGATGAGGTTCTATTAGAATTCCCATATATTCAGAATTATCTTTAAACTGTATTCCTCTTGAACCATTAACCCCGTCATTAGCTCCAGCTTCTATGTATATTTTTTTTTGCATAAATTTTTAATTTATTTTATTTTGAATCAATTAATATTTTTATACCCTCTTCTAAAGAAATCGTAGGTTCCCAAAAATTTAATATATATTTATTAGGCGGATTCATAGCGTTCATTTGCGTTTTATCTTTATTTTTATTAAATATAATCTCACATCCTGTTAATTTAGATATTATTAATGCTATGTCTTTTATTGTAGTCCATTTAAAACTAGTAATATGATATGGTTTAGTTTTATCTAATTGATTGTATTTTTTTGTTAGTGTTAATAAACACTTGGCACAATCTTCAGCATATAAAAATTGTCTAGATTCCATACCATCCGTTCTCATGTTAATTTTATTATAAGTTTTCGCCATTTTAATAAAATCGGTTATAACATGTGATTTTTCAATATCCGTTTCTTCAGCATATACATTCCAAAGTCTAACAACTAATCCTCCAATATCATTTGTAATTTTTTCTCCTAATAATTTTAATTGTCCATAAGTCGAATGTTTTAAATCAGCCATTTGCGATGATGTAAATATGAAAGGTTTATTACATTCTTTAAGAGCTTTAAATGTGTTGGACATTATTAACATGTTATTATTAATAAATTCGAAAGAATCTTGTTTTTTTTCTAAATATTTTGCACCTCCAACATCAGATGCTAAATAATAAACAAAATCAGACGTGTTGATTGTTTTGTATAATTCCTTGTTTGGTATTCTTAAATCGTTTGATGGATCTTTTAGAATATCCCATTCGATAATATCGTGATTATTATCTTTTAGATATTTAATAGTTGGTTTTCCTATCTGTCCACTTGAACCTAAAACTAATATTTTCATTATGTAGTTGTCCTGTTTGAATATTTTTTTCTTAAAATCGTCAAACCATGACTCCAAGGTAACGTAGAAAACTCCCAAAATTGAGGATTCAATTCTGCAATAGCTCTATATGGGCCTCCATTAGCCCATTGTCCATCCTTTAAGGTTAAGTCGGAGTGATAATATGGACATGTATTTCCATACATGCTATCATGTAATAATATAATTGTTGACGGTGTTACTATTCTATCGATAATATCTAATTCTTTTTTTACGTGATCATAACTATGCCAATCGTCAACATATATAAAATCGGGAGTAGGTTTTTTTGAATCCTCCCAGTTCGATAAAAATTCAACAGCATCGCTTTGAAAAAATTCCCAATTTTCGTCTTTTTTAGTTTTAAAAGGGTTTTCATCAATATCAACAGAATATAATTTACCTGAATTTAATTTAGCCGCTAATTTTAATGGAGTTGTACTATCTCCTGATCTTACTCCTAGTTCTATATAATTTTTACCTTTAGTCGCTAACGCTATGCTGAATAGTACTAATAAATGCCTATCCGAGTCTCTTGTTCCTGTTATTGTTTTTTCTATATATTCGTTTATCATAATTTTAATTTAATTTTCATTTACTTTATATTTTGAAGTTCTATGTGGATAGTTAAACCGGAATTGATGTAATAGTGGATGTCCAGAATTAGTCCAATTTGGATTTCTACCACATTCTGTAATTTCAGGATTAAACGTTTCCATTTTTCCTATTAATGAAAATAATATAGGTAATAAAATATCATGAGAAAAAATTGGGTACCACGCATTACATAATTCATCTAATAGAGTTTCATTTTTTAAAAAGATATTTTTTGCTTTTAAAAAATCATCACTATTATAAATAGCTGGTACAGCACCAAAAGCAGTTATTGGAATTCCGCCATACTTTATTAATACTTTATTAACGTCATCTGAGAAATATTGATTTACTCTCGAACCTAAAAGGCCAGTGTTTTCTGGGATTGTCAATTTTCCTCTAATTAACGAGTCTGGACAGTGTTGTAATATATATTCAGAATCAAAATATTCTATAGCTTTTGATACTCTTTCTATAACAGCTAATGTTGCAATTTTAATATTTTTTTGATTTTTTTCAGTTCGAAAATTTTGATCGTTGATACCTAATACGGAACCCATCGTATCATCAACTTTATAATAAACATTATTAGTATCTTTTTTTAAGAAACTAAAATCTTCATCACTTTCATATACTATATAAAGTGGAGATTCGGGGTAAAAGCGTCTCAGCGATGAAATTGCATATTTTATAGCCTTTGTTTCATCGAAAAAAGTCATAAATATACCTAATTTATTTTTTTTCATAAACAATTATATTATTATTATTTTGTTTTTTCAATATTTTTTATTTTAATCATAGCCTGTTTAACGGCCATCCACATGTCTAAATATGTATAAGTAGCAAGTCTACCAACAAAAACAATATGTTTTTCTTTATCTGCTAATTCCTTATATTTAGAATACAATTTTAATCCTTCTCCGAACGGAATAGGATAGAAAGGAACATCTTGTGGTTCTGAATTTTTTGGGTATTCTTTTGTTATTACTGTTAATCCTTTATGTTTTTCCGAAAAATAACTATGGTCGTAAATTCTTGTATAATTTGTTTCTTTGTTATTTTGATTAATTATTGGATAATCTAACTTATTTGGAGTTATTTCGTGTATAAAATTAAGAGATCTATATGGTAATTTACCATAACAGCAATTGAAATATTCATCTATTTTACCAGTGTAAATCGTTATATCTGAATTGTAGTTTTTCCAATCCGTATCATTACAATTTAGCTTCACGTTTAATCCACTCAACATATTTTCCATCATTTTTGTATACCCATTCTTAGGTAAACATTGATATTTTTCTCCTTCGTACCATGTGGGATCTTCGCAATCTTTAGTTTTTGGTATTCTATTTGTAATAGATTTTGGAATATCTTCAAAAGATACTCCCCATTGTTTTTCTGAGTAATCTTTAAAAATTAAATCTACTATTTCTTCTTGAGATAATTCTTTTCCTATTTCTTTTATAGTTTTTTTACTATATGGTAATGATATTAGACCAACTTTAGTATTTCCTTTAGGTTTGTTTTTAAATTCTATCCATTCAGTATATCTACTTAAAAATTCATATACTTCATCATCGCTAGTATGAAATATATGAGGACCGTAATTATGAACTAATGTTCCGCATAAATTACTATCATAACAATTTCCACCAATATGAGATCTAGTTTCGAAAATAGTTACATCATATCCTTTATCTTTTAATAAAATAGCTGATGTAATTCCTGATAATCCACATCCAATTATATTAGCTTTCATTTATTTAAAATTAAATTGCTTTTTTCCAGTAAAAAATTAATTTCATTTTTAATATGATAGTTGGATTTTGAATATTCAAAACATTTTAAATTATCAAATTTTTTAAATTTAATAGCTTGTGCTAATTCGTCTATATTGTTAGAGCAGTAACCAACATTTTCGTGGTTTACTTGTTCTGGTATAGATCCTATACTTGTTCCAATCACCGGAGTTCCTTTAGATATAGCCTCTAATCCAGTTCTACCGAAAGCTTCTGGTACTCTACTTAACATCGCAAATAATCTAGCTTTTTTAAATGCTTTTTTATGATCTTCTCCTCTATTTAATTTTCCTTTAAATTCAAAATTTAATATTTTGTTATTTAAATCTTTTAAATAATTTTCAATATTGTCATCCCCCATACCATAAACCACAAATTTTTGTTCTGGTATTTTTTTAGCTAAATCTATTAATATATCTAATCCTTTACTATGCATTCCCCAATTAAATCCCGCTACCCATAATACATAATCTTCCTTATTAGGTTCAAAATCATATTCATCATCTATTAATCCGGAATGACCCCAAAAGCTTTTAGATTTTATCTTAGCAACGAATTCGTTATTATTTGCATCTTGTAAAACATGATCGTATAAAAATTTAGAAACAAATCTATAATATACATTTTCGTTAAAAATAAATTTATTTTCTTCCCATCCGCAACTATCATGAATAGTTACTATAACTGGTATATTTAAATCACAAAAAGATTTAGCAGACCAAGCACTTTGCGACCAAATAATATCTGGTTTTGATTTTGAATTTCTAATTGCTTGATTAATCTCTCGTCCGAATTCATAAAAAGAAACGCCGGAGATGGAAGACTCTATATAATTAGTTTGAATTATTTTAAATCCATAGTCTTTTTCTCCAGTCAAAATTTTTGGTACTATAACACTAAATTTATTATCTTTCGGTAGGTAATCTCTCATACCTATACATAAATTTTCAACGCATGATTCTATTCCACCATAACTACATAGTGGAAATTGCTGTTTATAATCATTACCTATTACACATATTTTCATAAGATTAAATCCAATTTTTAACTACATTCCAATCACATCCAGTAAAATGTCTGAGATATACATCTGATTTATTATTTAATAAATTTATGTAATACGTCAAGTCTGATTCGTTTTCCCAACAAGTAACATTAAAATTTGTTGGTTTAATATCTAGATTTTCATGCGCTTCTTCTAATGAATATTTTGTAAATTCTGTTACATCTGAATGTATACCAAAATTCTCAATATCTTTAAATGGCTTCCAAGAATGTTTTTTTATACCAAATAAATAATAAAACATCGCTTGTTCTCTAAATAAATTTGCAAATGAAAATGGAGGTTTTTCTGGAAAACTTTCATCATTATATAATAATGGTAACGTACTATTCCACAAATTTTCATCTAAAATATCTGTAATTAGTCGTTTAGACCAATCATTTATTTTAAATCCTATAGATCCGAAACAAAAAGTATTTCCGCTATCAATCGATATTGAAAAACTTTTATTATCAGCAGGCTCATACGAAAAATTATCATTATACCAAATCATATCCGCATCTTGATTGATTATTACGTCCCCGTTCTGTAATTTTCCAGAATCTATAAGATCTCGTATTACTGTTAATTTATTCCAAGTTGTGTTATTTCTAAATATTGGAATTTCTGTTTTAGAATCTATAACCACATATTTAAATCCATGTTTATCACAATAATTTTTATTTTTCGGAGAGATAATCTCTTTAAATATTTTTTCTTTTTCGTCTTTATATTTTGCTATAACGAATAATATTTTTTTCATATATTTTTTATATTAAAACCAGATATTTAAATTTATATTTTCTTTTTTTATAGCGTTAATTATTGAAATTTCATCATATTTATTTATCAACATATGGTTATGCCATTCGACATATAATATATCGACATATTTTAATGTGTCATCTTTTATCATTTTCTCTAAAACGGGATATTCCGCACCTTCAATATCCAATTTTATTATTATAAAATCTTCTTTTTTAAAATTATTTAAAATAAAATTACTGAAATCAAAACATTCTACTATATGAGCTTTTTTAGTAATATTTTCTTCTTTTGAGTGAATAAATATAAAATTTTCATCCATGATATTGCATCCTCCACCAATTGGTAAATCAGTTACTATATCATCTTTGATATTATAAATATCGCTTTTTTTAACTTCACCAGGCCATATTTCTACCGTAAGATTTTTTGTGCAATTTTCATTCCATACTGCTTTATTGATAAATTTAACATTTGAAAATTTATTTTTATTTATTATACTATATGTTAACGGATTAGCTTCGAAAGAATAAACCTCCCATTCATCTGTAATGTTGTGTTTTTTTGATATTTCTTGTAGTCCTTGGCATAGATTAGTTCCGCAATCTAAAAATATTTTTTTCATATTGATTCTTGTAATGTTTCGATTATTCTATTGCACATACCTTCAAAAGTAAAGTATTTTTGATATATTTCACTTATTTTATTTAACATCTTATCATAAGTTTCCTCAGTTATTGATTTTAATTTTTCATCCAATTTATCAATATCATTAAAATTAATTAATACACAAAAACTATTCCAATCTATTTTGTCTTTATATGGTAGATATGGTTTGTCATAATAAATATAAACCGGAATAGAATTTAATTGCATAGCCTCGTATAATCTAAAACTTGTTGCTCCATATCCTCTGGGACATAGAGTAAATTTACTTCTTGATGTAAGATCAAGAAATAAATTTTTTCGACTTTCTTCTATACTAGTTTGCCATACTCTTGGTTTTAATATATATTCAGGCTTATCTTTAAGATTGTTTAACATCTTCATTCTGGTATTATGTCCCATTTCTCCAAAAACATTAACTGGAGCGTTTACACTTCCTACAAAACTGCAAAATATATCTTTTTCTTTCTTTTCAATATTTTCAATTGGACTACATATTAAAGGTATGGGTACACAGTTTGATGCGTTTCCTCCTGCGGAAAATTTAACTGTATGTGGTGGTAAAATTTCTAAAGGTGCATCGTCATGTTGTGATACTGTAAAATATTTTTTTTCTTTATCTAAAGAATTTATTATTTCTTGTAATTTACCTCTTAAATGTGGTTTATGTATATAAATATCAGTCCAAGTTATAGGTAAAAATTGATATCCCGTATCGTCTATAATTTTTCTATTTTTTATATAAAAGTCTATAAAATATCTCTCTAAATAATATCCTTTATGATATGGTGGATATGGAGATTGTTCAATTTCTAATATAAATTCATTAAATTGTTTTAGTTTCATTATTTTTTAATACTAAAATTGGTTGAGCCGGACAGTCATTAGTGTATGGGGTGTTCCAAATGTCTTTAGTTATTCCATATTTTCCAATTAAATCCCAAGAATGTATTAACATTGGTAATCTAATTTTACCATATACCCTATGGGCATTCCACACTATCTCATCTACTCCAACTGGGACGGCTAAATATAAAATTCCATTAGGTTTTAAATTATTTTTAATGTTTCTCATTGCTTCGATATCAGCATTTGGATTTATAGGATCTCCATACCTACCTAAACCATCATGTTCATATGAAGATATTGAAAAAACAACATCAAATTTTAAATCTAATAATTCATGTGGTTGTATATATTTTACATTCGGAACTATTTTATCTTGTATTCTATATTCTACCACTGTACATGTGTTACATCCAAATTCTAAAGCTATAGATTCGTACCAAGGCATTAATGATCCTATTATTAGGACATCTTTACCGCGTATAGAGAAGTCTGTCAATGCTTGATATAACCAATTATCAGTTTGTCCGTAATAATTAGTTTGTCTATATTTGGCCATCTGTTTAAGATGCATTATAACATTTTGTTCGTATAAATGTGAAACTCGAACTTCAGACTCATTAAAATACCATTCTCTTATTGGTATTTTAGAGTCTAAAGTAAAATTTTTAATTTGTTCTTCTGTTAAATCTTTTAATTTTGGAGAATTCATATATTATTTAAATATAATTTTGTTATTAATGGTAAAATTTCATTAAAATTTTTATCGTTTGCGTATGAAAAGCAATCATCTCTCATGGTATGATCGTATTCATAATCTTTAACACATTTAATTAAATTTCCACTACTTAACCATAAATAATTGTAATACAATACTTCCATTGTATATTCAGAAAACTTTTTGTCTATTTTTTTAGCTATATTTAAATACTCTTTTTTTGGTATTAAATAATTTCCAATATTTAAAAAACAAATTAAATAATTAAAATTATTTTTAACTATATTTAAATCTAAATTAAAATTAGAAATAGCTTTATAATTAAATTTTGGCCTAGCAAAATCTGGAGCATAAATCGTATTAGAATTAAAAATAATATCATTATTAAATAATGAATCAAAAGATTTTTTATCTAAAAAATTATCAGAATCCATCAATAAAACCCAATCGTTATTGCAATTATTAACTAAATTTATTCTTCCTAATAATGGTTTAATTCTTTTTTCATTTTTAAAAACTTTAATATTTTGAGTTTCTATTTTTTTTAATTTTTCAAAATCATCTTCGCTACAATCATCTTGTATGATTATTTCGTTTATAACTCCATTTGATAGATTGAAATAATCTTTTTGTAACTGTTTTTCTATATATAAAAAACTATTATAATTTAAAAACCCTAAACTTACATTCATAAATGTTTAACTTTTTGTTTAACCACTTCCATTATTTTAATTTTATCTTTAAAACATTTAACCCAATTAGCATGATGCATAACTATATCTTTTGGTATATCGAAATCTTCCACACCATTCCAATGTGACATTGGTTGTCCATCTCTAGGTCTTTGTAATGCTATTTCACCATAAGTCCAATAATTTGGAGTTAATAATTTAGCATTAAATGCTATTTTTTGGTATCTGTGAAAATTTGATATTAAATTATTAAAACATACTTGTTCTTCTGGAAATAAATGCAAATTTCCTTTTACTGTTTGTAAAAAAGCACGAGTTTTAGACGTAGATCTCATTATAAAAAAACCAGTATTTACTCCTCCTATATAATCATTTTGAAAAGCAGCATCGAATCCATTTATTTGATTTAATAAATCTTTATAAAATGGTTTAAAAAATTGAATATCTGGATCTGAAAAAATAAAACAATCTCCGTCTTTTGTTTCATATGCTGCATCTATGAAACATTGAACTTTATACATCATAGTATCTCTCCACCCTTCACTGTGAAATTCTGAAGATTTACACACTTGAGGTTTGAATTTTACTACTAGTTCTAAATCAGTTTCGAATGGAAAAGATTTTATGAAATATTCTTTAAACATTTCATAATGAGATTCTGTAAAGACAGTATATAATTTCATATTTTTAAATATTTTTGTTCCAATTCTTTTTCGTTTGGTAATGGTTCTAAAAATTGACCATATGGTTTTCTCTTAACTAAATTAGAGAATATAAATTCATGCCATTTTTTGTGATATGGTGTTTCTTGCCATAAGAAAGAATTATATTTAGCTTCTAATGAGGTTTCGTTCCAATTTAATTCGTGTTTTTCGTGTGCGGCATAAAAATTTTTATTACATAATAAACATAAACTATGATTAAACATATTTAAAGAAAAATCAACATCCCAAAGATGCTCTGCGTATATGTAGGATTTGAATAAAGTATTATTTTCTTTCCACCATTTATTTTTAACCGCCCAAACATCAAATCCTGCTATTTCAATTCTAAATGGAATTATTTTATCGATTGATTCTATCGGTAAAGTATCATGCCTAGATACACAATAGGTTTCATATTCTTGATTTAATATTAAATCTATAAATTTTGGAGATAATAGTATATCACTATTTAAAAATATAAAATAATCACAGTTTTGATTTGATAATATATCAAAAAATTCTTTAGATATTGGCTTTTCAGATTTCGAATTTGATACTACATCTTTTGCTTTGGTTTTTAATATCGGTAAATGTATAAAATCACAATCTAAGTTTTTTTCGTTTGGAAATGTAATATTATATAAATCTATCTCTTTATATTTAGATTTAAGTTTTTTTAAAACCTTAATACATAAATCTTGTCTTTTATAAGATTTAAATATATTAATTCCTATTGCTATTTTCATTTTTTAATCTTTTTAAGGTGCTCATTACCGTGTCTCTATCCACATCTGGAATTTGGTTTACAGACAAATTATGTTTTTGTTTGAAATAATTTAAAGTTTGAATTACTAATTCTTGTCTTGATCCATCAGGTCTTTCTGCCTGTAATCTACTAGTAGCATTTGGGTTGTTTTTTATATATTGATCAGAGTTATATATATCAGCAAACCACCAAAATGGAGTAGTCCATTTGTTTATTTTAGTTTCTCTATATGCCATATCAACATCAAAAGCATTTCTCATCTCATTTACTGGATCGTATAAACCAACTTCTTTAAATGTAGTATAATGATGATACGTAAACTCATTGCACATATTCAAATATAAATTAACTTTTATATTATTACCATAATCTACCATAGTTCTAGGTGTTCTATTTTCGGGGGAACCACATTCTCCCCCCATACTGACATATGAAAAATATTTTATCCCTGACACTTTAGATGCTAAAATATATTGATTAAATATATCAGAGTTTTTAATTATCATATCATCCTCAATTAAAAAGATATGTTCACATTTTCTATTCATCAAATAAGAAACGCAATCATTTCTAGATTGTGCTGGATAATGGTTTTTTCTATGTTGAATCCAATCACAATCATAAATATCTTGATAATCTTGACCTCCATTAACAACTACCAATTCGTTTACGACTGAATTATCTATACTGTTATATAATTCTTTAAAATAGTTTTCACTATTATATGTAGTTATACCAACTCCTATTTTATCTTTAATGTATTCCATTTTTAAGTTCTTTTAAATTTTTAATAATTTCAGCTTCTGATAAATTTGGTATTTCAAATATATCTATACCATGTAATCTTTTAAATATCGCTCTCGCGTCATTAAAATTATTATTAAATGTTTTTGGATCTCTAACTTTAGAGTCTGTAACAAAATCACTTTGATTTTCAATCATATTCCAACTTTCGTATAGATCAGCAAACCACCAAAACGGGGTTGTAAATCCATGTTTATAAGCTCGGTATGTTAATTCTAAATGATCTCCATGACCTTTATTAAAATCTTTATGATGCAACCCTATCGTTTGTAATGCTTTTCTAGTATAGAACGTAAACGCTCCTAAAATATTATTATTTAATACTAATTTAGTATTTTTATAATTGATTATTTTTCTCCAAATTGGTTTTAAATTTTCGTCTAAGTTTTCTCTTTGAGAAAATCCAAAATTAAAATGTTGAATTCCTGTTTCTTTATATGCATTAATATAATTTTGAAATATTAAAGGATCTTTTATGATAATATCATCCTCTAAAGTAAAAATATAATCACAATTTTTATCTAAAAGATAACGCATTGCGTCATTTTTGCTCTCTCCTACATTTTTATTTGTTTCATGTTGTATTAAATGTGAATTTTGAAAATTAAAATCGATTTTTTTCCCATCATTAACTACGACAAGTTCTTTTATTTTATCTTTTGGAATAGAATTAAAACATTTTTCAAAGAAATCTGGTCTATTATATGTTATAACGCCTACGCCTATCTTATTTTCTTGCATAATTTTTCTGTAAATGTTCAGCAGTTTTTAGTAACTCGTCATTTGATACTGCTTTAGGTTCGTTTTGGTTTGGAATATACTTATGAATATGCATGAAATAACCGTAAGATATCTGAACTATTTTATCGTTATTAGGAAAATCATTAAAATCTATAGCTTCTATCTTAGAATTAGTTGATTCTAACCATTTATCTTGAATTGATGGGTAAAATCCAGTTGGTAATGTTAATTTTTTATTTCTTAAATTTATTATATAGTCTATAACGTCTAGTTCTTTACCGTTAAAGAATCTATCATCAAAATATCCATTATTTTTTATGATTCCAGAGTTAAAAAATAAAAATTCACTATTTAATTTTGAACTTATATTCAATTCCAATCCGGAATCGTCTTCTATAGATAAAGATTTAGTATCAAACTTACTTAAAAACCACGTTCCGAACGTTTCTGCGATTTTTATAGTATCATTCCAAATATTTTTATTAATCACTATTTGATTTGAATGTAAAATAAAAAAATATTTTATTTTTTTAAGTCTAAATTGAGAAATAATATGATTTCTTAATGTTGCTAATGAAGTTTGTGATGTATAACTTCTATGATTATCCAAATATGATTTATTTTTAGTTAAAGATGATATTATTATATCATTATGTGGAAAATTTATACTATCTAAACATTTAGACAGACTATCTTGATCGTATAAATCTAAAATTCCTATTCCTATTTCGTTATTCATGTTAATTTATTATATAATTGTTTTATATATTCTTCAACTTCTTTTTTGTGCTCTATATCTAACGTTTCGATAAAATCTTCAATAGATTTTAATATATTAGATAAGTTATAGTCATTTTCAACTGACGAAGACTCTAATTCTGTATCATTATCTTCATAATCCACTCTTAATATTTGAGGTTCGAGCTTGTTTATCTTGTCTTTTATTGATAAAATCTCTTCTGGAGTTAATTTTTCATCTATAATTAAACTTATTATGTTATTTTTACTTAAATCTGTTAAAATATCGTCATTAAGTTCATTATTTTTGATTTTTTTTGCAGAAAACTTAAAATATTGTGGTGAAATGTCATTTTTAATGAAATCAAAAGTGTTTTCATCCAAATCAAAAGTATATATTCCTCTTTCGTCCAAAGTGTCTCCAAAATTTTGTTGATATGGACTACCTACATACAAGATTTGACCGTTTGAGTATGTTCTGTGGTCTTTTCTATGAAAATGACCGGATATGACGTATGGAGACTTCTTTAAAATGTCTCCAGAGTTGATTCCATGCTCGCATGCCTTATATGAATTCATATAAAATGAAGATATTTCGAAATGACCAATACAAATATCAGTTTCTGGTATTTTATCGACTGAAGTACCCCACGGAATCATTGATATTTTTTTATTTTTATATGTTAATATTATGGGTTCATTATCAAATATTTTGATATTATTCCACCCATCTAAAATAGATATCGAGTTAACTGTGCTGTTGTTTTTAAAAAAACAACAATGATTTCCAGTTGAAATAAATATCTCAAAATTTTTAAAATAATCAAAAAATTTTTTGGCAACCGATAATGTATTAACATTTATTTCATTTCTATTATGAAATATATCACCCGGTATTAATATTTGATTGATATCTCTTTCAGAATAAACTCGACTAGCCCATTTTGCAAAATTTAAAGCAGTATCATGCCAAAGTTCATTATCTTGATATAATCCAAGGTGAATATCCGAAAATATTCCTATTTTTCTGTCTAACTTCATTAGTGGTAATATAACATATTTTTTATAATATACATCAATTATATTTTTTATTAGCTGATATATTTTTATTTTTAACTATATTGTTATAATTTGAAGATAGTAGTTCTAGTTCTTCTTTATATTTCTCGTGTGTTTCATGTATATGTTTTTCTTTTTTTATTCTATTTCTAAATGCATTAAAAGCTATTCTTGTAAAATATGAAAATGGATTTGTTCCTTTTTCTTTGTTGTATTTTTTTGAAATCAATGCTTTCATCATTCTTATGATTCCGTCACCGGCCATTTCTTCACGATAACTATAATTTATAAAATTACTAGCATAACTTAACTTATGGGATATTTTGCTTACCATCTCAGCTAAATTATTAGACATAATACCAGTATCATAATAATTCATTATTTCAGTGTCAAATTCTTTCGGGTCAACGTAAAATTTCTTTTTATCTACTTTTTGCTTTTTTGGTATGACGATATCATCTTCTTCTTCCGATTCTTCGTATTCTTCGTATTCTCGTACTGAAGAATTTAATAATGAATAAGGATCATCCTCATCAAATTCTTGCTCTTCAATATGTGATTCTTGAATTAATTCTTCAAAACCAAAATCATCATCATTTTTAAATTTCTTTTTTCTCATAATTGTATTTTTCTTTAATATATAATTCTTCTCTTTCGCTTAAATGTTTTTTACCATAAAAAGTATTATCTGCTATATCAAAAATATATGCCATACTTTTAGTTGGATGTAAACGTAATGCTCTCCCTATAGATTGCATTATTTTTATTTTTGCTTTTCCAGCAGTAGCGAAAATTATATTGTGTAAATTTGGAATATTGATACCAGTACTAAAAATTTTAGATATAGCGACCACTATAATATCATTTCTTTCTTCCATTAGGCTTCTTATTTTTTCTCTTTCTTCGATTTCGGTCGAACCTCTAATAAAATAACATGGTCTTTCGGAAGTTTTTTGTAAATGATCAAAAATATTAATTCCGTGATCTATTCGATCCACCATTATAATAGTATTATTTATTAATTTTTTAGATAAATTGCATATTATATCATTTCTTTTTTGGTTGTTTATCAAAAAAGTTAATTCGCTTTCGTACGCTTCAGTTGGTTTATTTTTATTAATATAAGTTTTTGGAACGTTTAAATGTTTTATATTTAAAACAAAAATTTTAAAATTAGATATATATTTTTTTTGTTTTAATTGTTCTGTTTTTTCTTCATATATTACTGGTCCGAATTTTCCAATAATATTCCAACAATCGAGCTTACACGATGGCATCGTTCCAGTAAATCCAAATCTATAATCGGTAGTTAAAAAATTAAATATGTTATTTATTTGGTTTGCTTTTTTATTACCGTGACATTCATCACCTAAAAATATCTTAACATCACTTAAAAATGATAAATCTGTCTTTTCTGATAATAATATTTGAGAACCCGCTATTATAGTGGTAGCTTCGGGGTCTGGCTTATTGTTTCCTGACCATTTTGTTACTTTATCCATACCATACGATTTAAAATCTTCTGCCGTTTGCTCTACTAATTGTATAGATGGAACTATAACTAATGCTTTTGCGTCGTTATCCTTTATATTTTTTCTTAAACTTTCTATTATAGAACACATTATTAATGTTTTTCCTCCGGCAGTAGGAATTACAACAACGCCTCTGCCGTTAATCATCGCTTGATGTATAGAATTTTTTTGGTGATCTCTATATATAAGGCTATATTCTTTAATATAAGGCGTTTTAAATCCTACATTAAATTTTTGTTCTAAATCTTCACTAATATTAAATTTGATTTGATTTATAATCAAAAAATTTTTAATTTCTTTTAGTAATCCTATATCAAATTTACCCGAAGGGGTTATTGCATATTTTCTTTGAGGTATAAATCTTCTATTTTTTGAAAAAGATTTAAATGGAATTGAAAAATTTTCTCGAATTAAAAGAAAAATGCTATTATCAGAAGATAATATTTGCGCTTGTTTTTTATTTTGAGATAATTCTAAAGATACCATCTTATGTTATTTCTAATGTTAATAGTTTTGTTGCGTTTCCAACATCAAAAGTCATAGAACTTAGAATTTTTTCAATTTTTTCTAAATATTCTATTAATAAATTACAATCCTCAATAGAAGAACTTATGTCGGTTATGGTTTTAGTCGCGTCCACTTTTTCTTTTATAGAAACTTTGGGAACTCCTTTTGGAATACCGTTTGCTTCGAACTTTTTAAAGACTTCTTCTCTTAACGACTTTTTCTTTTTTTCTAAATCATTTTTTTCTCTTTTGGTATGTATCAATCTGGCTACCCACTTATGCTTAATAGATGGCAACATCAATTGCTTATCTAAAATATTAATCTGATCTAATTTTAGATCTTCTATTAATTCTTCGTTATATTTTGATATAACATCCATAAGTATTATATAGTAACATATGTTTAATAAATATCAAACTTTAGTTAATAATATTTTAGAGAATATGAATTCTGTAGGAGACGCTCTTATGAGTGGAGGGCAAGCAACTGGAAATGTGGCGACAGACCCTAACATTAAAATGGCCATGGCTATAAGCGGAACTCCTAAAAAGAAAAAGAAAAAAATTAAAATATTTAAAAGAAAGTTACAAAAAAAATCATTATGAATAATTTTGGGCATTGGTTATTATCTGAAGATATTTCTATTACAGATGAAACTTTTGGATTTATATACGAAATAAAAAATAATATTACAAATAAAAAATATATAGGTAAAAAACAAATAAAATCAAAAATAAGAAGAAAACCATTAAAAGGGAAAAAAAGAATTAGAATAGATTTTAAAGAATCCGATTGGAAATCTTATACTGGATCTTCAAATGAATTAAATGAAGACATACAAAAATACGGAAAAGAAAATTTTACATTTATTATAATTAAATTATGTAATTCTAAATGGGAATTAGCATATTTTGAATGTAAAATACAAATGGAACAAAATGTTCTTCTTAGAGAAGATTATTATAACGGAATTATAAACGTAAGAATAGGAAAAGTTCCAAAATCATTTATAGGTATTGAATTATAATTCAAATATAGTATCATATTACTATGAATATAAAAGATAAGGTATATTTTTCTTATTATATAAAAGAAAATATTATTATTTTTGATATATTTGAATATATAGAACAGTTAGGTGCTGACACTATAGATTTTATGTATGAATGGAATCTTTTTAATCAAGATAAAGTTGTTTTCAAACAAAAAATAATTAAAAATTTTTTAGAAAATAAAATTAAAAATGATATTAAAAAAGTTTTAACCTATTCAAACAAAATAAATTGTTCAGTTCTGTGTTTTTTTTCTAAAAAACAAAATTTAACTGAATGGTCAATGTATTTTGATAATCCTTTTAAATTTTTAGATTTATGTAAAAAAGTATGTAAGAAAAATTTACCTAATTTTATTGAAAATAAAAATATTTTAAATACTTTTCAAACAAAAAAAGGTACTTTTTTTGATATTCCATGCTTAATTCCTTCGGGGGAAGATGAAGAATTCTTACAAGGTCTTATTAAAAAATTAAAATAAACTATTGACATCTTGATCTCAAGTGTGTAAGATATAAATGTCAACATTTAAGTGTTATTTTAGTTATTTTTTAAGTTATTTTAATTATCTAATATATTAAAATACTATAATACACTTAATATTATTCTTAGTTTTTTTTTCTCATTTCTAAGAGTTCTTTAATTGCTTCTTCAAAAGAAACAAATTTATTTTGTTCTATTTTTACAAATACATCATCTTTTGTTAATTCTTTTAATTGAGAAAATACTTTTTCTTCTAATTTTGAAAAAAATGGATCTCTTTCTTTTTCTATTCCATTTAAAAATTTATTTAAATGCATGATTCAATCAATTTGGCTTCATCTTCTCTTCTTGAGATTAATCCATCTAAATTTTTCCCAATCCAAAGTCGTTTCATTTTTCTTATTTCTGTAGCAATATCTTTATATTTTTTTAATGGTATTAATTTTTTTATGTTTCTCATTTCTAATCTAGAATCACCTATTAAAGACCCTCCTCTATTAAACACTAAAGATACTATGGCTCCATAAGCATCATCTTTTAATTCATTTAATTTTGGGAATGTATTTTCTGCTATTTTTGAAAATTTGAACCATATTAATTTATTAAATAATTCAATAGCTCTTTCCCAAGAAATATAAATTCCACCATTTTTATTTTGTATGGTATATTCTTTTCCTTTTAATCCAGTTTTTCCGGAAGCATTTACTATAATATATAATTGATCTTCTGGTAAAAAATTAAATATTTTTTTTAATTCTTGTGGAGTGTAATAAGCACAATCTATTCCTATACCTAACGTCATACCACTAGCTCCACCAGGCCAAGTTGGTTTCGATAAGAATTTTTCATAGTATGCTTTCCCACCGCCTACTTCATATTTTAAAATTAAATCTAATGTTTTTGGAGATGGAGTATTCATAATAAAAATTTTGATATATCATAATCATCTTCTTTGATATTAGATGTTAATGTTTCATTTATATTTTCTGTATTTGATTTTAAATTTACATCAGAATTAGAATTGTATTTCCAGTCTACTAATCCCTGAATACCAACTAAAGTTGCTGCTATACTAGCTACTGCTACAATCATATCTTTATACATCGATACTAATGCACTAACATGAGGATCAGATTTGAATAAAAATAAACAGGCAACAGAAGAAAAATACATAAACGCTATAACACTTATAGCTATCATAGTCATAGCAAATTTTTTAGATGTCATATGGTTCATATCTTCAAGATTTGACTTTATTCTACTTGAAGCGTTTTTAGGTGCTACACCGCTATGTAAAAACCAAGTAGTTTCTTTAAAAATTTTTAATAAATTATTTACCATATAAATAATTACATAATTTAGTATTTATTTTTAAATTAAAAAGGTAAATAATATTAATGAATAGTAAATTTTTAAGAATTTGTGAACAAATAAGAAAAAAATTAAACGAAGCAAATGAAGACACTTATAATCCTTTGCTTAGTAATCAAAATGATAATCAACAAGATTTAAACCAAGAAATTAAACCAGCTGAAGAAACTAAACTTTCTGATAAGTTAGAATCAGAAACTCAAATAGTTCCAAATGATCAAATAGTTTCTTTATTAAAATCATTTAAACTATTTTTAGATAATGACAAAATTAAAAATTTCTTAAAGAAAGAAGATATTTTAGATGAAGATTCTTTTAATAAGATAAAAATGTTACCCGATACGGTTTCCGATAACAACGCTATTCAAATAGTAACAACTTTAACTCAAATATTTGATCCTACAAAAAAAGTAGATACAAACGTAATAGAAACTCCAAAAGAAATACCAGATTCAAGGTTTTAAAATAAATAAAGTTGATTTTTAATTTTATTATAATATAATTTTTTATATGAATCAAAAAGATTATATTTTAAATTTAAACAAAGAAGAAATAAAATTAGTATTAGAATCCTTACTATATTCATCCAGCGTGGATGTTACTGGGCAGTTTGATATTGGTCATTGTAAAGAATTTTTTAATTTAGCAAAAAAAATAAGATACTCAAATACTGATATAATTCTTGAAAATTTAGAATTATTTAAGGGTGTTAAATATGAAGATGAACATTCAGAAGACATTTCAAAAGTTTTTCCTGAAATAGTAGTAGAAGAAATAGAAGAATGAAAATAGCAGTAACCGGAACCCAATGTATAGGTAAAAGTACTTATATAAAAGATTTTATTAAAAAATGGCCGATGTATTCATCGCCAGAAACTAACTACAGAACTTTAATAAAAGAAGGAAAAATTAATTGTAATGAATTGGGCGATGAAACTTCACAACAATTAATACTTGATTCTTTAGTGGACCAAATAATCGAACATTCTAAAAGCGAAAACGTAATATTCGATAGATGTGTACTAGATAATTTAGCTTATACTGCTTGGTTGAATGAAGAAGGAAGAGTTTCTGATGAGTTTTTTGAAAAAACCAGATTAATAGTTAAAGAAACTTTAAAGTTATACGATATTATTTTCTTTTTACCATTAACAAAATTTTCGAATATAAAAATAGAAGAAAATGGCACTAGAAGTATCGATAAAGTTTATAGAGAAGAAATAGATTTATTATTTAAAGTATTTCAAATATCTTATAATAAAGCTGATGGTAGAGTTTTCCCAACGGATGATACTCCCGCACTGATAGAGATATATGGAAATCAACAAGAAAGAATTATAATGACAGAAATGTATCTGAAGGAAGATGGATCATCATTTGGCGATGATAATAGTCTGTTGTCAGATATAGTTCAAGCCAAACCGAAAATAATCATTCCTAAAAATTCACTTGACTCGAAAGAAAATTAATATAGATTGTATGTTAGTATGTCAAAAATACCAACACAATACGTTATAAATAAATTTTTATCGTATTCTATAGATCCTACACATAGGAAATCAGATAACACATATAATGCTGGATGTCCCGTTTGTCGAGAAGGTAAGAGTTTAGGGAAAAAGAAAAGGTTATTTTTTTATCCTGAGAGTAATACATTTCACTGTTTTAATTGTTCTAAAACTTGGTCAGCATTTAAATGGATTTCTAAAGTTTGTGGAATGTCAAAAGACGAAATTGATTCTGAAATATCTACAAACGACAATTTCATAAATATCGACAAAAGATTAATTGGAGTTTTATCCGAAAACAAAAAACAATTACCCGATTTACCACACGATTCAATTAATCTTTTTGATGAATTACAAGTAAAATATTATTCTACAAATTCAAATTTTAATAACGCTTTAAAATATATAAAATCTAGAAGAATTTTTACTGCTATTAATAGACCTAATAATTTATATATATCTTTATCTGATTTTTTACATAAAAATAGATTATGTATACCATTTTATGATAGAAATAAGAAAATAGTATTCTATCAAACTAGAAGTTTGGATAACTCAAATCCAAAATATTTGGGAAAAAGTGGATACGAAAAAACAATTTTTAATTTAGATAAGTTAGATTCTTCTTTTCCTTATATTTTTATATTTGAAGGTCCAATAGATTCTATGTTTGTTAAAAATGGAGTTTCTACCGCAGGATTAAATCTAACAAAGTCTCAAAACGTACAATTGTCGGAGTTTCCATTACATAAAAGAATATGGGTATTGGATAATCCTATGGTTGATGAATCAGCCAGAAATAAGATAGAGGAACTTTTAGAAAAAGGAGAATCGGTTTTTAGATGGAATATAGGATCATATAAAGACTTCAATGAAATGGCTATGTTTGAAGAATTAGATGAAATCAAAAGTGATTTTATTCTTAATTCTTTATATTAGAATTGATTCCAGCCTGGTTGACCTTCAGTGTCTCTAAGTTTTTTAGGAGCAGTTATAATATAAGTATTAAGAATTTCTTTTAATTTTTCAACTTCACCAGCTATTCTAGTAATCGAATCGGAAGCTTTTCTCGTTACCCCTCTTAATAAACTTCCAGATCTATCACCATCAGATAATATTTTATGTAAGGACGGTTTTCCCTCGCTAGTAGTGCTCGATGGATCATTTAAAAATTCAGCAAATTCATCTAATTTTTTAGACCATTCTCTTATAGTACTTATTGTTTCTGCTGTCGATTCCGGAGATAACCCTTCAGTATCAAACTGATCAGGCTTAGTTTCTTTATCTAAAGAATTTTCAAAATCTTTTTTATTTAATTCTGGAGTAAATTTATCAGGAGATTTCATTTCTTCTGATTCTATATTGCTAGAAACCTCATCTGAGGGAGTAACATCTTCAGATTTTGGTAAATCTTCTTGTTCTTTCAGAAGACAATATAAAAATCTAGAAATATAAGGTATTTCTGTATCTTCTTTTATATTGCATTTTTTTAAATTTTTATTTAAAATGTTTTTAGCTTTAAAATTGTTGCTTTTCATACAAATATATAGTATTATTTACCTTTAGATATGTCAAATAACAACAATACTTATAAAATAGTTTCTGCAACTACACATACAAAAGATTCTTTTAAAGAAAAAAGTCAATTAGGATTATTTTTAGATAAAGGCAATTTTAATGATATTTCAAATATTATCTATGATAATAAAACTGGATTACCTAAAATATACAATTCTTTTCTAACTGAAGAAAATAGAAACAAAAAAATAATTTTCATTCATGATGACGTTTTAATTGAAGATATTTTTATTTTTGAAAAACTAGATGTAGCATTTGAAAAATATGATATTATAGGATTAGCAGGATCTAAAAAATGTAAAATAAATTCACACATACCAGCTTGGCATTTAATGTGTGATAAACAAGATATGATTGGGGAAGTCGCACACAGTAAAGACAAAAAGGTATGGACCACATGTTTCGGAGAAACTGATTCTAGAGCATTGATATTAGATGGTCTTTTCTTGGCAGTTAACGTATCAAAATTACTTGATACAGGAACAAAATTTGATGAAAATTTTGATTTTCATCATTATGATATATCTTTTTGCTTGAATGCTAATAAAAATAAATTAAAAATGGGAGTATATCCAATACGAGTAATACATTTTGGATTGGGAGATAGTATGCGGTCAAAAGAATGGGAGATATCATCTCATATTTTTAAAAAAAACTATACTAATGGATAATATATATAAACTTATTGATTTTTGTTTAAAGAAAAAGGATATAGATATATCCGAAATTAATATTAAAAATTATTATCTTTTTAATAGATGGTTATCTATGACTGATAATAATATATGCATTATAATTAATTCATTAGCAAATAGATGGTTATTAAAAAATAATAACATAAACATTTTAAATTTTTATAGAATATTTTTACCTAAAAATAATAAAAAATTTCAATATATTAAAAAGAAAAATAAAGAACAAAAAAACGTAGACGTATACAAATTAGCAAATAACTTAGAACTCTCAACTAGAGAAGTAGAACAATACGAAGAGATGATTGATTTTTTAGGTAAAAAAAATAATTAATAAAAATATATGATACCAAGACCACCACAAGAAGATAAAATCGGCGGAAAAGTTCAACTAGATCATTACATAGGAAGCACTATGAATCTAGAGGATTGGAAATTAACTAAAGTATTGGATGATATTCTAATGTGCCAATATATAGATGTTAACGATGACGGAACAGAAGTAAAAAGGGGAAGTATATGGGTTCCAGTTAATACTGTTAATTTTACTTGGAGACTAGCTAAAGTATTGCTCGCTGGTCCAGACGCTAAAACAGTCAAAGAAGGAGATATTATAATATTTCCTAACGATAAAGGTATACAAATTGCAAACTTAAATGATTTAAAAAATATAGTATTTTTAAACGAATCAAGAATTTTTGGAGTTTGCGAACCTAAATAATACTTAAATGACAGTTTCTTCTTTAGAGCAAATATGCAATACTCATGTAGTTGAAATAAATTTCAATAGAAGAAATTTAAAATTAGGGTATCCACCTAAAAGAAGAATTCTATGCACCAGAAACGAAAGTTTATTAAATTCTACTCTCGGAAAAGAAATTTTAAATTTTAAAAAACCAACAATGGCACACCCATATAATGCTGCAAGTAGAGGATTAGTAACTGCTTGGGATATTTTAATGCAAGATTGGAGAAATTTACCAGCAGAATCATGTAATGTTATAATGGCAGTTCCAGTAGAACCACAAACAAGATTTTGGAAATGGTTTGATCTAAAAATAAGACCAATGACATCTTCAGCTAAAGATTCTTTTATTAAAGAAGCACAAACTACTTCATATGGAACTAAACCAACAGGTCAAAAATACTATAACATAAGAAGTTATGGAGGTAAATTTTACAAAGTTAAATAATGTCTATAGCAGGAACAGAATTAGAAAATATTTGCAAATATCTTTTACAAAAAGATATTTCATTTGAAATTAATAATAAAATTTTTAAAAGAGGAAAATTAATAATTTTTCATCAAAAAAATTTTTATATAACTTTTATTATTAGTAACGAAAAAAAGAGTAATATTAAAGTGGAGATACCAATACCTTATAATGTTGAAACTCACATAGACGATAAGTTGATATATTTTGATTATAGAATTAAAACTTTAAGTAAACAAACTCCTGAGATAGAACCAAATTTATTGTCTTATCCTCAAAAATTATCAGGTAATAAATTTTGGAATACGATATTAACAATTTATGCAAACTAAAAACGAAAAATTTATATATAGTGCATTTTCTGGAACTTTTTATTCTATACCGGAAAAAGATTTTCCGTTATTAAATCAAGGACAAATTCCTCTTTTAAATAAACCAAAACAAAACTGCAAAAAATGTTTCGGTAGAGGACATTGCGGAAGAGATTCTAATAATTTTACTTTTACTGTATGTAATTGCATTAAAAAAAATATAGATTTTAATTTAATTAAAAATTAAATACTAACCAATAAGAATATTTTTTTCGGTAAATATAATAGCCGTGAAAAGATATACTTATAATTGGGAAATACAAACTCTTGTAGAACAATTTACGTCTGCATTTAATGATATAATAATAAAAAGATACGAACCTAATAAAAAAACATCAGATTCTGCTATATCTCAACATAAAGTATCTTTTGTTTATGCTCCAAAACAAAGAGTATTTTCGTCTCTAACTAATAAAGCCCCCGGAGGATTAACTTTACCCATAGTATCTATTAATATTAGTAGAATATCTAGAGATCAAACTAGAGTTTTTAATAAAATTGAAGGGTTTAACATAAATTATAACCCAAAAATAAACACTGAACAATTAGTTAAAAGAATTCCACCACCAATACCAATTAATATAGGCATAAATATGTCAATTTTGACAAAATATCAATCTGACATGGATCAAATAATAACAAATTTTGTTCCATATTGCGATCCTTATATAATAATATCTTGGAAAATTCCAGCTTTAGATAAATCTAATATAGATTATGAAATAAGAACTGAAATATTATGGACAGGAGATATTAATATGCAATACCCAATAGATTTACAAGGAAATCAACCATTTAGAGTAGTGGCTGATACATCTTTTATAATAAAAGGTTGGATGTTTAAAAACACTAATGATATATACAAAAAAATTTATACTATAGATTCAGAATTTTTAGATTTAAATTGCATAGAAAAAAATTTAAACGAAAATCCATTCATAGATATAGATGAATTAATAGAAAATAGTACAGAAGAAGAAAAATGTTGCGAATAGTATGAAATGTAAAAAAGAAACAAAAACAATATCAGCAAAACCCAAAATATATAAAGTTAATAAAAATAAATTAACTATATTTAAATCGGAATTATCTTCTAAAAACAGTTTTGAAATAATATTAGATGGTAGTTTTTTAAATATTTCAAATGTATATTTAAGTTCTTCTGAAATAAACATGTTTTTAGATGCTACTTTTTATAACCCTTTTTCTGGAGTACAAAATTTATCAGCTAAAAATTTAATGTTTTATGCTAAAAAAATACAAAATTTTAGTTTTACTGATAATTTTTTAATATTCGACATTCCACAATCTATTAATTCGAGTGGATTTGTAGATATAATAATAGAAAACGAAGCGGGATATACGAAATTAACAAATGATTCTATATTAAAAACAACATGTGTTCAGCAATTTGAATATTTTAATCCTACAATTTCTGGAATATATATAAATTTAATATTTCCGTTTATTATCTTGCAAAATTATGAAGGGTATCTTTTACAAGAAAATGATGATAGAATATATATATAAAAATATAATGATTTTATTTTTAATTCTAATAAGTAATAAATAAATTAATAAAAATGCCTTCTATAATTCCAACTCCAAATAAACAATTAGATACAGGTAGAAGTTTCGTATCATCTATACTGCAAAAACTTCCATATGTACAAGCTACTACAGAAGCAGACGTTAATAATCCAAAATATGAGTTGTTTGAAAGAATTTCAAAGAATAGACAGTTAAGAGTAATGAAACAGTCCGTAATAACCGGACCTTTCTATCAAGATGATGCATCAGCGGGAACTTTCGCATCAGATAAAGCATATCATAAATATATTTATGCAAATGTGGATTCAGATAAAACAAGAAGATTATCAGAATATAGAAGAATGGCATCTTATGCTGAAATATCAGATTGTTTGGATGAGATTTGCGATGAGTTCTTAACAAAAGATGAAAATGGTAAAATAATTAAAATTAATTTTACTGGAATTGGAAAAACGGATTCTGAAACTAGAACCACTATAGAAAAAGAATTTTATAAATTTATAAAAAATTTCGATTTAGAATCACGTGGATGGGGTTATTGTAGACAATTCTTAACCGAAGGAGAATTATTTTTTGAAAATATCGTACATGAAGAAAAAAAAGAACTAGGTATAATTGGAGCATTAACTATACCGGGAGAGTTAATTAATCCTATATATGATAATATCCAAAACGAAATAATTCAAAATTTTATATTTCAAAAACCTATAAATTTACAAGATAAAGATAGAAAAAATATTAATAATCAACAAAATCCAGCAAATACTTTACAGCAACAATTAATTACATTAGAAGGCAATCAAGTAACATATATTCATTCGGGATCATGGAGTGAAGATCTAACTATAAGAACTCCATTTATAGAACAAGCAAGAAGAGCATATAAACAATTATCGCTTCTAGAAGATGCTATAGTTATTTATAGAATGGTTAGAGCACCAGAAAGACTTAAATTTAAAATAGACGTTGGTAATATGCCGCCAGCAAAAGCAGAAGCATATTTAAAACAACTAATGCAAGCATATTGGTCAAAGAAAACATACGATTCGGGATCTACGCAAGGAGCAGGAAACGTTTACGATCCACAATCAATGCTTGATTCTTTTTGGTTTGCTAAAAGAACAGGAGAAACTGGTTCTGATGTGGAAATGTTGCAGGGAGGACAAAATTTAGGAAAACTGGAAGATTTAATGTATTTCGTAAATAAATTATATAAAGCATTAAAAGTTCCATTAACTAGAATAAATCCGGAATCTGGATTTAAAGATGGGGCTGAAATACTAAGAGAAGAATTAAAATTTGCAAAATTTGTAATTAGAATACAAAATCAATTTGCTGAAGCGTTTAAAAATTCATTTATTACACATTTAAAATTAAAAAATATTTGGAAAGAATTTAAATTAAATGAAATAATGTTTAATTTAGAATTTAATCCACCCTCTAATTTTTTTGCAATTAGAAAAAATCAAGAATTTGAGTTAAAATATAAAATATTTTCTGATATATCACAGACCGATTCTATATCTAAAACTTTTGCACAAAGACATTATCTTTCATTTGGAGATAGTAAAATTAGCGAAAACATGGAGTGGCTTAGAAAAGACGCAGCATTTAAATGGGAACTTGATAAGATAGCTCAATTAGGACCAAATTGGAGAGAACAAATAGAAGCTACAGAAAACGCAGCAGAACAAGCTATGGGCGGTGAAGCACCATCAGCACCATCCAGCGAATTTGGAGGGGCTGGAGGAGGTGGAGCTTCAGCAATCCCAGAATTTGGAACAGCTGAAACAGCAACAGCATCAGAAGAAACCCCAGAAGGAGCCGAGACTGAACAACAACCCACTGGAGGAGAAACTCCAACACCAGTTTAATTTCTTTAAAATATGACTTATAATTTTCCTAAACATATAGCTGGAGACACATGGGATGGAATATCGACTATAACGATACTTTCTCAGGGGTCCGCTATTAATTTAAATAATTGTGAAGTATCAATACAAGTTAGATCTTGGCAAAATTTAGCATCTCCGGTATTTTTTGAGTTTTCAAATTTAAATAATAGCATATTAATTATACAACCAAATAATGGAACTATAAATATCCCACCTCAAATAGTTGATATTCCTACTGGTTTATACAAATATGATTTAAAAGTTAAATTTCCAACAGGAAATATTAAAACGTATCTAAAAGGAGATTGGGAAATATTACCAAGCATAACCAGATGAGTAATATCACTATAAACGACAACATACAAAATATAAGCGTCATAATAGATGATAAAAGTCCAAACTTAGGATTTTATTATGCAATACTATCGAATTTAAGTTCAAATTATAGTAATATTTCTAACGCAACTAATAATATGATGATATTATCAGGTAAATGGATAGAAACTGCTTTAGAAATGGATACTTTGCAAGACGCAACAACGGCTAAATGGATAGAAACCGCTTTAGAGCTAGACACTTTACAGATTGGCTTCAGTGGGGGATGGCAAGAAACGACAGAATATATCAATAAAGGAATTATTGATGCTGGTTATTTTTAATAAAAAAAATAAAAATGGAATAAATTAAAGGTAAGTATTTTTGCATACATTTATGTCTACTATCAATACAATCTTAATCAAACGTCGTCTTGCGGATAGCGTATTAAACTCCTTACCAGTACTGTCTGGTGGTGAATTAGCTTTCAGCGAAAAAAATAACACTCTATATTATGGAGCAACTGGGGGTGCGCTCGCTATCGGGGGCGATGGAGCATTCGTTAGTAGAACCCTAAATCAAAATATTCTTGGTGATAAAGTATTCTTAGGATATACCACATTATCATCAACAACATTTTCAACTAATTCATTAATTGATGTTGGAGGTAATTTATTAACAAACGTTGCATATCCAAGCGCGAACAATGACGCAGCTTCGAAAGTATACGTAGACGATTTAGCCGCTAACATTAATGCCGATTTCGTTGATCGTACTACCGCACAAACTATTTCCGGAGTTAAAACCTTTTTTGATAATGCAATTTTCCAAAAGTACATAGACGTAACCGACTACGTTTCTACTAGTGCATATAAAATAGATAGCACCGTAGTCATTGATAACGATAAAAATGCAAGTTTCGCAAATATCGATGCTTCTGGTAATTTAACTGTTCAAGGTGATTTTAAAGTCTATGGTGCTAGTTCAGTAATAGAAACTACCGTAACCGCAACAAGTGCATTTTCAGTCACTAATAGTGGTTCCGGTCCAGCATTAACAATTACTCAGACCGGTGCTAATGATATTGCTACCTTTTTAGATGATTCTACTACAGCATTAATCATTAAAGATGGTGGTAATGTTGGTATTAATACCGCAACCCCAAATGAAAAGTTAACAGTTAGTGGTAATATTTCTGCTACTGGAAATTTATATGGAGTAAGTGCTAATTTAACAGGCACCTTATATGTAGATTCTACAGTAACTTTAAATAATAACCTATCCGGTAATTATGTAACATCTTCAATCATAGGGTTTATTGTTGATGGTGGTTCATTCTAAAAAATAAACTAAATAAAATTAGAAAACTCTAGATTTATAAATCTAGAGTTTTCTTTTTTACATCTAAATTAAAAACAAACTAATTATAAAGAAATATAGGTTTGAAATTTATATTTTTTGTATAAGTAATTACATGTTTTTTAAAAAAATAAAAGATATATTTTATAGTTTATATAAAAAGCGTTTCAAACGGGAAAAAAAAGTAATTTCGTTTGAAAACAAAGAAATAGTTACGACAAATATATCAAAAATAAAACAACTTAAAAAATAATTATGTCATTGGGATATAATAAAATTTTAATAAAAAGAAATAGCAATACTAATAGTATTCCGTTGCTATCATCTATAGATGTTGGTGAGTTATCATTGAATACGGCTGATGGTAAAATTTTTACTAAAACCGTTAATGGATCATTAACATCAATCGTTTCTTTTTTAAATGATAATGATTATCCTTATACTTTAAATCATTACTACAGCTCTGTTAATTTTAAATATGGTAATAATACAGTAAATCAAGTATTTGCTAGTGTTTTAAATGGATATAATAATGATATTACGGGAGGCGGTTCTTCTGTAATAAATGGTGAAGATAATGACATAGCTGGAGATTTTTCATTAATCGGATCTGGATTAAAAAATAAAATAACTGCGAATGGGGATTATTCTTTTATTGCTGCGGGATCCAGTAATTTAATTTCACATACAAATAGTTTTATATTGGGATCTGGATTAAGTTCTCATTCGGCTAACTTTACATATGTAAATAATTTAAGCTCTCAAGGTAATATATATGGACAATTTCAGATTAATGCTTCTGATATTACTAGTGGAACTCTTGGTGCTGCTAGACTACCAGTATTTAATGGTGATATAACAACAACTGTTAGTAATACTGGTTCTGTAAGTGCAAAAGTAGTAGCTATTCAAGGTAGTCCAATTTCCACCCAATCCCCAGTCAATGGTCAAACATTACAATGGACAGGAACAGCTTGGACTCCTGGAGCAATTCCAAATGGCGGCTCCGGTGGCGGCGGTTTAGTTTATTATTTAAACTATGCAAATGCAGCCCAAACACCAACAACAAATCTTCCAGCTACTCCAAATACACCAAAGGAACTTGGAATAACGGGTGTTGTTGGAGGTTCTTCTTATACACTAACCAATGTATCAACAACAAATTATGATTTAATTTGCGGATTTGTTTCTTTAACAGCAAGTCCACAAACAACAGTAATTCCTGCTGGTTTGTGGGATTTTAATATTTGGGCAGATTCTACAGCAACTACAAAAGATCAAATGATTTTAAAGTTGGATGTATACAAATACGATGGTTCAAATGTTCCAACATTACTTGCATCTTCTGGTGATATATATCTATACGATCCGAATACACCTTCTCAATATATTGCTTCTGTTGTATTTCCACAAACTACACTTTTAACAACAGATCGAATATACATCGAATTAAGAGCTAAGGGAACACAAAGCAACAAAAACGTTACAATTTACTTTGGTGGAACATCCCCAACACACGTTCATACAACTTTTCCAAGCGTGGGTGGTTCTGGTTTATTAAAAGTAATTGATGGTGTTTATCAGACTCCCGCTTCTTTATTAGTTAATACTGATGTTGCAGCTAATGCTGCTATTGATCAATCTAAGATTAATGGATTAACTGATGTTGCTAGTAAGGCTAATTCTGTTTATACAACCGTTCAAAGCAATTCTTCTTCGGTTTGGAATTATCAAGGAACCGATATAAAAGCTCTTACAGGCGATTGGATAAATGGTAATCTTGCATACACAACAATTCAATCTAATAGTGCCGCATGGAATTTAGATAATTCCACCGATACTGAAGTCAGATCACTAACATCAAATTGGGAAAACACATATACAAATGTTCAAACTAATTCCTCTACTTGGAATTATCAAGGAACAGATATCAAAGCACTCACTGGTGATTGGAATTCCACATATAACACCGTTCTTGCTAATAGCTCCGTTAATTGGAATTATCAAGGAACAGATATAAAAGCTCTTACTGGTGATTGGAATTCCACATATAACACAGTTCTTGCTAATAGCTCCGTTAATTGGAATTATCAAGGAACAGATATAAAAGCTCTTACTGGTGATTGGATAAATGGTAATCTTGCATATACAACAATTCAATCTAATAGTGCTGCATGGAATTTAGATAATTCCACTGATACTGAAGTCAGAAGTTTAACATCTAATTGGAACTCTACATATTCCACTTTAAGTTCATTATCATCAATTTGGGATAATACAACCAGTACAGTTCAATCACAATCGGCAACATGGGGAACATCATCTAACACTACCTTAATAAGCGCAGTAACATCTGATGTTGAAGTTGGTGGTATTGAAATCGCACAAATTGTTCCGCAAAACACATCATTCCAACAATTTGTAGAAACATTGTTAACTAAAATATATTATCCAACAATAACAGCACCATCTGCAACAATGTCTTCCAGTATTGGTACAAATGTTGAAGCAGGAACTGAAGGAATTACATTAACGGTAAATCTTAATAGAGGTGCAATAACAGGTAAAACGGTTGCTAGTATTTGGGATCCAAATACATTACAAGATTACAGATCTGGTACGGCAACTCAATATATAATACTTGGTGTAAATAATGGGACAACGTCAGCTTATACATCAGCTACTGCAATAATACAAGAAGGCACAAACACTTTCAATGGAAGCGTAACTTATGCAACCGGACCTCAACCAGTTGACAGCAAAGGTCAAAACTATCTATCACCACTTGCATCTAATACAATAGCGGTATCAACTCCAGTTTATGGAAGAAGAAAAGCATTTTATGGTGTTGATAATACAGCAGCAAATAGTTCGGATATAAGAAGTCTGGCTGGATCATTATTAAACCCATCAAATGGATCAACTTTTACAATATCTATTCCGATAGGAACAGTTAATGTTGTATTTGCATATCCAAGCTCACTAAGAAATGTAAATTCTGTTTTATATCAAGAAGGATTTGATGCTGATGTTAAAGCAAACTTTACGCAAACTACAGTTTCTGTTGAAGGTGCAAATGGATATAGTGCTACAAACTATAAGGTTTATAAATATACACCAGTTGCGGCTTTCACACAAGCAGCAACATATAACGTAACAATATAATATGGCTAGTTTACTATTTCCACTTCAATTTGAAAGACAGTATAGCGGACCACTTGATCAAGATCAAGTGTTTACAACTACATCTGATAGACTAACCTATTTAACAAACCCTCTTAGATATGCGGGTCAAATCGTATCAGATTTACAAACGCAAAAAATATATCAACTAAATACGGCAAAAGATACTTGGATTGAAATTGGTTCTGGATCTGGTTCTAGTTCGACCGATACTGAAGTCCGATCACTAACATCAAATTGGGAATCCACATATTCAACATTAAGTTCATTGTCATCTAACTGGGATTCTACATACACAACAACTCAATCCAATTCTGCAAATTGGGATTCTGCTTATAGTTATGTTGCTGCAAACTCTGTAAATTTAACAGCTACTAATATATTTGTAACAAATGACTTAACAGTTACTGATACAGTATCAGCAAAATACTATCAAGGTACTCTAATAGATTGGATGACACTCGTAAGAGGTACTAAAACAACTCCAACACTATTAGCAACAATAGGTACTGGAGATGTATATACATATGTATATTCAACAGCTACAACAGACAAAACATATTATAGATACATAGCAACCAATGGAAGTGAAGATTCTTTCTATGGAAATTTCACTAATCCTACGCTAAGTAATCTTATAGCAACCAAAAAAATAATTTTATAACAAATGGCAATCTATATTTCTAAACAATCTGGTCTTTGGAGTTCAGCAACAACTTGGTTAACTGCTGCTAATGGCACATTTTCTCCAACTGCTGATGCTGGAGCACCGCCGCAGTCAGGGGCT